AAACTAAGAAATTCACTATCTTTCTTGAACTTTTATGTAAATAATCTTTAACTTTATTGTTTCTTTTATTTGTTATACTTTTTATCCTCTTAGATGTCTTTTTGTTACCTTTTAAGTGAGCTTGTAGTCTAGCTTTTTCTTTATTATAGTATTGATTGATAGACTTTAAAGGTCTACCATTGATAATAAAAGGTTTAACTACATTAGATGAAACTGTAGCTAAATTATCTAAACCAAGATCAATAGAAGCATATCTTCCGTTATCACTTTTAGGTTCTTTTTGTTCAACTTTATAAACTACTTCGATTACATGATGATTATTTCTAGGTAAAACCCTTACTTCAACTAAGTTAGACTCCGTTACTTTTGTAGGTATTTCTATAGATAAAGAAGATAGTTTGATTAAGCCTTTCTTTAGAGACTTCTTTGACACATTCTGTTTAATGAAAGTAGTTATATATCTACCTTCCTTATCTAAATACCTAGGAATTCTGATTAGTTTATCATAATTACCACTTCGTTTCTTCTTAATCAAAGTAAAGAATGACTTAAAGTTTTTATCTAGTAACCTTAAGGTTTGATTAGATACTCCAGTAGGTAATGCATAATAATCCTCATCTTTAGAATCAATCATTAGTTTATTAACTCCAAAGAAATTAAGATAACTTTTAGTTTTAAAATAATGTTGTCTAACTAAGTATAAAGCTTTATTATAGAGATTTTTAGATTTGAAACATAATTCGTCTAACTCTTTATTGTTCTTTATTATATGTCTTTCTACTAAGTACATCATTTTAAATTTACGTCAAATGTCTCTAGTAATTACTAAACCCTCCGTCTTCCATTCCATTGTTCATACCACTCATCGGGTCATCTGGGTCAGGAAGCGGGTTGCCGAATGCGTCCATCACTGGTTTCTTATCTGGATTTATCATCTTAGCCATAGCAGGGTCATTAAACTTCTTAACCCCCTCTTTAATATATTCCTTAAGAGCCTTGATTTCCACTAATTGGTTCTGCTCTAATCCTGAAACTATATTTGCTAAGTCTGCTATTCTATTCACTGATTCAGCTAAGGTATCCATTCTAGCGACTTTCTTAGTGTACTCTAGTGAATCTGTATCCATTAAGTTAGATGTGATTTTCCCTTCAATATCCAGCTTTTTACTTAACTTTAATCTATCATACAAATTTTCAGCTAATAATACTACACTTTTATTTATCATATCCACGTAGTAGCTGACTTTACTTTCAAACCTCTGTGACATCTTAATTGACTCCCATCTAGACGCCCTACCTTCAAATAAGTCTGGTGGTAATCCAATAGCGTTAATTAAGTCCTCTTTGATAGTTTGTTGGTCCATTCTTATTCTATCTATCTTCTCGGAAATCTTGTCTAAATTAAGGTCAGTCATTCCGGCAAGCTTACTATCATAATCAGGGAGAACTCGTATATTATCAATTAGGGACATGGCTAGATCTTTTACTGATAATCCTTTAGCCTCCATAAATGACATGTCTAAGTTCTTGTTTATGAGAGATTCTACTTTTTGAGTTAAGTCTACACCCTCCTCTAAAGCCGTTGTCTTCTCTAGTCCCACAAGTAAGATAATAGGTTGAATAAGGTCTTTGATAGATAGAATGGATAATAGGTAGTCTTTTAATATATACTCCTTAATCTTTCCTGTAATGTATCCAAATAGAGGTGTCCCAGCTAAGTAACGTTTATCATAAGAGGTAATTATTTTCTGTTCTCTCTCCCTCTCTACATTTAATTTCGTTACTGCTTCTTCTCCTTCTATCTCTGCATTAAGTTGTTTTAATCTGTCTGTGGATATATCTTCATCAAACTCAAGCTTATAATCGTAGGTAGAGATGGAAAATATTTGATCCTTAGTAAACTCGTGCATCTCTCCAGCCATATCGTAGGTGAAGTATGAATCGAGTTTAGAATCTTTCCATGTTGATATTACCTTTGTTGGATTCTTTAAATACCTTAGCTTGCATGTTTTCTTATCCGCAGAGAGTTCCATAGCATAACTGTAGCTCCCATAATAAATAAGCTCTGAGATGTCCGATGTAATATGTTTTATAAGCTGCATCTCGTTAAGTATTCTATTGATGTCAGCTTCTGCTTCTGGGTCATCTGGGAGTGAAATAATATTAGGGTTGTCAGTTATAATAAGCTCCATTAACGCGTCCTTTATAACGTCAATCGAGGTCTTAGTAATGTGAAACTCTAAGTAAGACGTAAGTTCATCTATCCTTTCTAAATATCGTGTGAGTGACGTTCCAACTATCGAGTATATTTTATTGGCATCGACTCCTCCCCCTACAGAGCTGTTATATGACCCTGGAGAGATGATATTTGACTGCACTGGAGCATAAGGCGAACCCTGTCTAGCACCCCAAGAAGTCATATTAGGAGATGAACCAAAAACTAGATTTGCGAAAGTTCTGATTGCACTCATAATTATAATTCATTTTCAGTTAGAGCAGGGACAAGGTTTTACCCTCATCCTTACCCTTTCTATTTCTACTAAACTTAATTTTCTTATTGTCCGTAGATAGCTTCCTGCCAAGTTCCAGAACCACCTTGAAGTTGTGTTTTCTGAGCAGCAGTAGCGATAGTGTTGTATCCAGCTGGAACTGTAACTTCAAATTTCTGTACTAAGTCGCTAGTCAAGAATTTAACTCCTTCATAAGAGAAGATTCCTGAAGCAGACTGAGTAGGGTTATTGAAGTTTCCTACCTCTGGCAAATCGTTAACTGGTAAGAAGATACCTCTAGCGATTGGAGCCATAAGTCCGTCAGCAGTTTTGTGGATAGCGTATCCTTCGAACGGCTTAACGTGAAGAGACTGGATAACTGGAACTCCATTGTAGTAACCGATCAAGTCTTCAACGTAAGCAGATTCTTTATTTTCAACGAAAGCACCTGTAACTTTAGCTGTTTTGAAGATCTCAGCAACTCTAATACCTACAACGTAAGCAGAAGATCTAACTGATTTAAATGATCTTGTAGCTAATTCAGTGTCAACTTGAGTAAGCGCGTGTTGGAACAAGTAGATGAACTGATCCATACCATTAAGCTTAATAGAGTGACCTGACAAGTCTACAGATATAGTGTTTCCTCTGTATCCATTAAGAGCCTCAACTGCAGTTTGGTTAATAAGTTTCAAGTAAGTTTCCATTACTCTCTGCTTAAGAACTTTCTTCAAGTCGATTCCCATAGATCTGTTAGCTACGATATTAGAAACCATGTTATGCTCAGCCACGATTGATTGAGGGAAAGCATTGAGTTCATAGTATCCTAATTGATCTTTTACTCTGTTGATTGGTTTTCTTGGAGTATCGTATGCAACTTCAATAGAGTATTTGTGGTTAGTAGTCATGTTAGCTCCCAATTTAACTTTGATAGCTCCATTTCTATAATTTACTGAACCTTCTTTAACTCTACCAGCTGGTGCCAATAATTCTCCTTGTCCGTTGTCAGTGATTACAAATGTATCTTTAACAACTTTAGTAGCAGCATCAAACTCAGTAATAGTGATTGCCAAGCTACCTGGAACGAACGCACCTTTAGCATCCATGTAAGAAATCTCATCAGTAGCAGAACCGTCGAAAGTAGCTACGTGTTGAGCAGAATTTACATTAGATCTCCAGTGACCAGAAACAGTGTCGTACTCCATGTCTCTACCGATGTTTCTAGCTACTACAGATGGATCACCTTGTCTAGTTTGTCCAGCTAAAGTACCAGTAACAGTTTTATCAGCAGGAATTGGAGTTTCGTCGTTCCCTACAGTTACTAGGTCAAGGAATGCCAACATTTGTCTAGGCTGTTCCATACCTCTTTCTACTGCGATAAATCCAACGATAGACTTAACCATAGCAGCAACAGTTACATCAACGAACTCTTGTCCTGTAAGTCCTCCTAATTGGTTTAGACCTGTAGTACCAGAGAATGTTCTTGTATGTGCGTCTAAGTTAGAGAAAGCTTTTTGGTAAGCCTCCAATCTTTGTGTAAGGTCGTTAGAACTCAATGAAGAGCTAGCTAACTTTCTCATCAAACCTGCATCACTCTTAACCTCAGAGAAGTAGCTAGCAGACGTATTTGTATTTGTATTAATTCCGAATCTCATGTCTGTATTCTAATCTATATTTTCTATTATTAAATCAATTCATTAATCCCTGAAACGTCAGCTTTTGGCTCTAATCTAAAACCATTTTCATCCAACAATTCGTTTACGTTAGCAGCGATTTCCTCAGCTTTATCTTCAGTCTCTTGGTGGAAATCTAACAATTCTTGACCTCCTAATTCTGGATCCAAGTCAGCTAAATCTTCTCCTGTGAACTCAAGTCCTGCATCTGAGAACGCTCTAATGTAAGATTGAACTTTAACAGCCTCTACTTCTTCATCAGCAACTTCTGCGTTAGGAACTCCAGCTTCGTCAAGTGCAGCTTTTGCAGCCTCTACTGTAGCTTCTTCGTCATTAGCTCCCTCTTCTTTAGCCTCAGAGAACGCTCTTACGAATGCTCCTAGGTATGGGTTAGCGTTAAACAAAGATTGTACTTTAGTTTCAGCTTCTTCGTCTTCACTTGTTTCATCAGCAATGTCAGTAGCTAGAGAAGCCTCTTCAGTAGCCTCAGCAGCAGCCTCTTGGTCAGAAGCACCTTCAGCCTTAGCATCAGAGAAAGTTCTAGTCCATACATTCCAGTAAGTGTTAGCAAGTTTAGATTGAACAACCACAGCTTCTACTTCATCTTCGTCTCCATCAACATCACCTTCAAGAACATCATCCAAATCCTCAGAGAACATTCTTCTACCAGCCTCGATTCCTGCTAAGTAAGCTTGTTGTTTAACTTCTTCTTGCTCTTCTTCGATATCTCCTTCAATATCTTCTAGTTCTTCAGCAAACATTCTTCTTCCTGCTTGAACTCCAGCTAAGTATAAAGATTGAGCTTTAGTTTCAGCTTCTTCAGCCTCTTCAACTTGAGCAGCTGTATCTTCTAGTGCATCTTCAGCAGCAGCATCGATATCAACTTCCCCTCCTTCATTAGCTTTTTCTTCGATTTCAGAGAATAGTCTCATTGCGAAGTTATCTCTATATAAAGAAGCAAACTCTCTTGAACCTGTTTCTTCTTCTACTCTATCTGCAGCCTCATCAATGATATCCTCTATCTGATCTGCAGAGATATTTTCAGCTGGGATGATAACCGTACCGTCATTCAACTCACTGAAGTATCTTTTCATGTATTTACTCATTATAATGGTTTGTTTTAATATTTTACTTAATTTGTTATTTAATTTTCACTGTCCTCTACGAATCTTTTGAATAGGTTTAACTTTTCCTCAGGCATAGCGTCAAAGAATGATACCTTAAGAAGCCCGTTGTCATAATCCATTGAATAGGCTCCTACATCTAAATTCTCAATAAACTCCTCTACTACATCTAAATCATCACTGTCGAGGTCGTTAATGTAAAACTCTGTAGTCTCATCTATTCCTACTACTTTTGCTGGTTTCTTCGGTTCATCAATTACCACTATAGCATTATCCTCTTCTGGTAAGTTGTCCCCTTCTAATAAAGACTGTAGAATAACTCTATCTTGTAGCTGTCCACTTACTATAGGTTGTCCTCCTCCTCTTTGTAACTTATCTATTCCTAATTTCTCAAGTATCGCATTAACTAATAAAGTGTAGTATTGTTGGATTTGAGATGTGAGGTTTCGTGGCAGGACTCCATTTGATCCGTGATTAGCCTTATTGATTAATTTTGAAAGTTGCATACCTATTCTAGTAATCTCTCCTGAACCCGCTCTTGAAAGTCCTAGAATAGTGTTTAAATTTCCTCCTGATTGTGACATCTGACTCTTAGCGAGCATTATCATCCTAGTTAGCTCTGAAGAAACATATGTGACAACTGTATTAATTTCGCTCTGTGCTGTATCTGGTTTAAGGCTTCTAACATACTTTCTAACGGACATCATGAGGAACCTAAACTGATTCTTAACGTCCATGCTCATGTATCCAATAATCGCCTTCATATTTAAGTTTACACTGGCAAATTCTCTTGTCTCTGCTTCGTTTTCTTCAAAGTCTTCACTCTTAAGGATTCGTCTCATTTCAGTCTCAGAGTCAACATTAGAGGAAAATCTTCTGTCTTCAACCTTTGCTTCTCCGCTATCTAAAAGCTCGGTTATCTCTTCGTCTGTGTATCTTTTAAACTCCATATTAATATCCGTATTCCTCTAATTTTGACATCAATCGGTTATAACTATCTTTGACGTCATCTGGTGAATCGGCAATCTCATCATGTAATATCACCATACACTCTTTCTTTGGATGGAAGTCTAACCCAAGGGAATCGGAAAGCATTCTAACCGTTTCTTCTTTGTTGTTATCATCTATTCTGAAAGTGTATTGTACGGAATTATCATCATTAGAGAATACCTTTGTGAAGCTTTTAGAGTGTAGCTTAAATCCACTATCTCTTTTAGCTTTGATTGTTACTTCTATCATATCTCTAAAATATATTCTGCATCAAACTTACTTGCGCTGCTCTAGCTTTATCTTCCTGAACACTATCCTTTGCATATAACCCTTGGAGCATATCTATTTGTCTGCCCATGGATGATTTAAGTGATAGTGATGCTGCGTGTTCCAAATCCTCTGACATATTAAGCAAACAGGAAGCTACGGCATCAGCAAGGTCTTTACTAAATTTACCACCTCCAGCTACTGTTGAACCTCCTGAATTAGCGTTAGAGATGTGGTCAATCTTCCCGTCTATATATTGTAAGTAGGTTAGTTCATTCTTCAGCCACTTAGAGCTTGGTATCTTTATTCTATTAGTGTATATTGTGTTCTTTAAGTTGTTATACCCTACATCTGTTCTATCAAGTGAAATGTATTTAGTAGGGATCTTTAAGTGTTCTAATTCCTGCATTAAGAGCTTACTTTGAAACTGGTCACAACTTACTCCTCCAATCTCATAGTTTTTGTTAAGCTCCATTATCAGGTCTTTTATTTTAGCGAGTGAAGTTTCCTGTCCTGGTTTTCTTCCTATCCCGCATACTGTATTAATTATAAATGTAGGCTCTTTCATCTTAGGGTTATTAGAGAAAGGATAAATATACTCGTCAAAATATCCAATCGCTATACCCGCTAAGTCATTTGAAGTTGCTAAGTCGAGTCCTACATATACTACTTTGTTTTTTGGTATTCTAGATAATGAGGTGTCAAGTTGTGAATATATCCTGTCCTCATTATCATAAAAATCCACCTCTATTACATCTTTATTTAAATGCGGGAGGTTGAATACTTGAGATAACTTAGATTTGTCCTTAAAGAAATATCCTCCTCCTAGTTCATGTGTAACTCCTGCGTGGTCTCTTAAAGCTTTTGCGGTGTTATTCATGAAAGGTACTCTAAGCTCTTCAGGTACTCTTATGACTTTATCTTTATCGAATTTAGGGTCAAGGTTTTCTGGTTTAAAGCTATCTGGAAACACAAAAGGGTCATTCATCTGGTCTCCGCAGTAAACATAAAACTCTCCCTCAACAAAATAACGTCCTGGTAAATGTTCTTTAGCTTTCCACTCACTCATCTCTACATTATAAATATCAGGGTTAGTGGATAGAAAGTCATTAACTACCGATACCCCTGATTCTGATGGCGATGAGTCGAGTACAATTAAAGTGAAGTATTTTCTAACATGCCCAAAACGCCCGGTAACCCTTCCTATTAGTGATTCAATGGCACCTTTAGCTCTAGCGTAGTTATCCCAGAAGTTTACCTCCGAAAGTACTGCACAAATAAGGTCACCCCCTAGAATTGATTTAATGTTCCTCTCCCCACCAATCTTGTAATCTAGTATATTGTGCGATACCATTCCAGATTTCCAGTAAGGTGATTGTTCTTTGATAGTTGCTAGTGGTTCTTTAAAGTCGGATATCGTTTTCTCCATCTTTGTGTGAACCAGACCCATAACCATCTCCTTACCAGTCATCCCCCTTATAAAATCTTGGTTGTCTAGGTGGTTTATTCTACACTCTACATACGACATCATAATAGTTGAAACCGTAGACTTCCCGCAACCTAAGGCACATGAAAGTGTAACTATAGGGTGTCCAATGTGTAATCTTGTTGGGAATATATCTTCAAGTACTGGCATCCACGCTGGGTATAAAGCCTTACCTGACATCCCTGTTTCTTTAAGCCCTAAGTAGTCATTATCCATTAAATAGGTGCTGATCTTAGGTGGTAGTTTTCTGTAACCGAGTATCTTAGCTAATGCTTTCATCTCATCCGTTACATCATCATTAGAGAAAGGGTCATTTAGCCATCCTCCATATTTAGCCCTTAGTTCTTCATCTGTTAAATGTTGATCTTCAGGCTTCTTACTTCTTGCTGGGTGGTTTGATATTCCCATGAACTAATTTTAATTTATTAATTATAAAATCTTCGAGATAACTCTAAGGTTATCAGGCTTGTTCCAAGCCTTTATTTAATATGTTTAGAGAAGCATTATAGTCCCTATCTAAGGTTAAACCACAGTTAGGACAAATGTATTCTCTATCAGTTAATTTTAAATTATTATTAATGCTACCACAAGAACTACAACTTTTTGAACTAGGGTAATACTTAGGTATAACAATTAAGTTACAACCATAAAGATTAGCCTTGTAAGTTAATTGTTGTCTAAAGGTAAACCAAGAGCAATCTAAGATTCTCCTAGATAATTCTTTGCTCTCACCTTGTAACAAACTAGTTATATCCAGATCTTCTATAGCTATACTATCATATTTAGTTACTAATTCTTTAGTTAGCTTATGTATAAAGTCTAACCTTTGATTAGTAATCTTTTCATGAAGTTTAGCTATTTCTAGTCTAACTCTGTTACTCTTAGATTTACTGAATTTAACTTGTAATTCTTTAAGTTTATCCAAGTTACGCTCTAGATACATAGGATAGAATATCTTAGTTCCATCTGAAAGTGTAGCGTAAGTTTTAATCCCTAAGTCTAATCCAGTAGCAGAACTAGGATTCACCTCTGGTTTAGCTGGTATTTGGTTATCATACTCAACTGTAAGTGAAACATAATATTTACCTGAAGGATTTAACTTAATTGTAGCATTTTTAATTGTACCTATGATTTCTCTATGAAGTTTAACTTTAATACCTTCTATAAACTTAGGAACCTTTAGTCTATTGTCGTTAACTATAAACACTCTCTGAGGTACCCTAAAGCTAAACTTATGGGTCTTCTTAGATTTAAACTTAGGAAAATTAGCTCTCTTTTCAAAGAAGTTCTTATAAGCATTATCTAAATCTTTTAGTGTAGCTTGTAAGGTTTGAGAATTAACTTCATTTAACCAAGAATACTCTTCTAATTTCTTAAGATGAGTTAGAGCGTAACTAAGCTCTCTATTAGAAGGGTTTTCACCAAACTTTTCATAGAAGAATTTTTTAAACCTTAACATAGTATTATAGATAAACCTAACTGAACCAAAGTGTTTTTTAAGTAAAACTTGGTCCTCTTTATTAGGGTATAACCTAAAATAATATGCTTTGTTTAATTTCATAGGTGTAAATTTAAGGATAATAATTTAGTTAGGCAAATGTTTAACTAACTAATTTTATATGATCGATTTAAATTCATTTACGTATTGGACAACGAGAGGTTTCCCCCAAGTTGCCACTATTGTTATTTAAAATTCTAGTACATCATTTGTGAGTCTTATAACCAGCATATCGTCTAATAAAGTTGATACATATGGTTCTGACTCTGGATCTAGTTCCTCTATTGTTTCTAAAATTTCCTCTTGATAATCTGCTACAGACTCTCCTCTTACCTCTATTGCATTAATGTCAAACAAGCTCGTGAAAGTGAAGTCTGCATCCTTATAGATTTTTCTGAGTTCTTTAATTAAGCTGTTATGATTAGGTTTTATATTTGAGGATTGGTTATTATAATTTACAACTGGAACAAATGTCTCTGGCCCTAGTATGATTTGTGCCCCGTCTGGATACTCGAAAAGTTCTCTGCCATCTCCTATGCTGTTGACCCTTTTCAAATATAATGATTGTGGTCTTGTCTCTTCTCCTTCTGACGGCTGTTCCTCTCCCTCTCCCTGTGGCGGCATTGGTTCTCCTCCTTCTTCTTGATATTCTTCTTCTGGCGGATAACCCTCTTCTCCTGGTGGCGGACCTTGTTGCTGTTGTTCCTCCATTGCCTTAGCTTCTTCCTCTTTTTTCTCCCTTTCTATATTATCAGCTTTAATATCTTCTAAGTCCATACCCTTGTCAAGCTGTCTGATGAGTCTTTGTCTATCCTCGTAACGTGCATTTAATCCTTCTGGCTCACGTGTTGGAGAATAACCTAAGAATACATCTAAAGCTTCTCTAGGGTCAGTTACCTTAGCTAATTTACTATCCCAGAGTTCTAGAGTCATTTGGTGTGGTATTCCCTCTTTATAAAGTTTAGGAAGACCGTTATACTCTATTACTGAAAGATTCCCATCAAAGTACCAATTAAAATACTTAAGTCCCTCAGCTTCGACTCTACCCTCTAGTGTTTTGATCGTGATATTACCTCCGTCTGATTTCTTAGTATTATCGATCATCTCTGCGAAGTACTTACTACCTCTGAATAAAATCTTTCGTCTCATTGTACTCCTGGGTTTAATTTTCGTTTTTCAAATTTTTAACCAGTTCTATCAGTTCTTCTCTAGTTAAGTTTTCAATTCTAGCATCTAACTTCTTTGACTCTAAATAGTGAGCGTAAGAGAGTATAGCGTGGTTATCTTCACCTAGAACTTTACTTAATATTTTAGAGAACCAATTACCAGTCTTATTCAATTCTCCCTCTACCTCTAAAGCACCTGTTGAAGATGAGATAGTGATGTCGGGTTTTGAAAATAGGGTGTCTTCCTTAGAGGTTATAAAGTCTTCTAGGAATTCCCCTGCTATTACATTACCTAAGATATCTATGGCTACAGCTACTCTCATGCATAAATAAGATATCACGAAAAGTATACTGAGTCCAAAATTCTTAAGCATGGTTAGAAACGGATTAATTTTACACTCCTTAGCATACTTCCCTATAGTGTAAATAAATCCTACAGGTAAAAGTATTGTAGCTATAACTATGGATGCAAGTAAAGCTATTGGTCCGCTTATTAATCTCTTTATCATTTTATTAGATTGCTTGTATTTTGTTAGCCATTGTAGACCATCCTGAAGCAACTTTATAATTCTCAACTTGGTCAGCTGGAACTTTAATTACGTCATTTTGATTTTCCTTGAACTTAAACTTAGAGAATTCAAGCACTCCTGGGTATTCTAGAGTAAGCTCCATTTTACCCTTAGGCGTTGATCCTGTAAATCCAATATCCTCAATCTTATCGGAAGTAACCCAAGCTGGTAGTTTAACCTTTAACTCAGCATTGTTATCTCCATAGTGATCTTGTTTAGTTGTATCTATTTGAAGTGTGATAGAATTAAGGCTCGCTGGAGCAGAGTTTATATAATTAAACAATCCAGTAAAATCTGAACTATTACCTGCCGTTACCTCTATTCTAGTTAACCCACTCCAATCTTCATCTTCTTTAAGTGATAAGTTTTCGATTCCCACGTAATTAGGTAAAGCGATGCTAATACTACTAATCGGCATAAGGTTATTCTTAGATCCGTCAGTAGATTCTTTAGCAAACATTCTACCTGCTGTGATAGTTAAATCCGTACTACTAGATACTTCTCCCTTATGGAATAATGTAGTAAAGTTCTTAAGTTGATTATAAGTTATTGTGTAGTCAGGTAAGTGAAGTTTCAGTTTTCCTGCGTTGTAATTAGCCTCTGCGGCTTTAGATAGAATACTCCCTCCCATGTTAGAATCAACTCCTCTTCCTCCAAATTCTCCAGTAGTTGCGAAAGATAAATTAGCGTATTTTACACCTTCTAAAAGTCCCTTAATTACGGAGTATTGATAATGCATGTCACTGCTGTCAGAAGATTGAGGGAATATTTCAACCCTAGTGATTGTAGTAGACTCATTGATTTCCTTAAGAAGCTTATCTGTAATAGTAGGGTTAGGTAGATTATAGAATGAGCCTCCTGCACCAAAAACTACCTTACCTCCCGTTTCACTAGCATCTAATAGTTTACCTACATTACTATCTCTTTGGAAGAACTCTATCAATCTATCTACTGAACCTGCAGCTGGACTATTGTCTTTAACTATAAACTTAAGTCCATCTATATTAATTGATTCATCTAGTGGGTGACTTGAAAGATCTTCTGTAAATGATTGACTTGGAATTGTATCTTTACTTAAATTAATCGTTCCGCTGATCTTCTTAATTTTGCTATTCAGTTCATTTGTAGTCGTTAATTTATAGGCAGCGGCTTGAAGTAATAAAATATCCGCACTTGATGTAGTAGTCCCTGTAGTTTTAACATTAATATTCTCTAGTGGAAGTTCGTTTATTACAGTATCACTTGAGTACATGAACATCTTTTCTACTTGAGACTTATTAGTTACTGTAAGCTCTGTGATTTTACCGTAATTCCCTATACTAACTCCTGGGAATGTAGATGGCAATTCTAAGCTTCCTGTAAAATCAAATCTACCGTTATTAGTATCTATCTTTGTAATTCTCTCTAAATCACTCTTCTCAACATCATAAATAATTCCTGAGTTAAAATTCGCTACTGAACTAAAGTCTGGATACTCTGTCATTGTAGTCGGGAATTTAACCTTCTTAACGTTTTGTAGAGCTGGTTTAGTCTGAGCATTCTCTAAGTTAATTGAATGAGAGCCGCTAAGATCTAGTAATTCAATCTCTGCCCCTTTTGTTTGTTCATCTGTATAGGAGTTAGAAATCGTACTCGTAATATATCTCTTAACCTTACTTCCTGATACAAATGGTGAAATAGCCTGTGAAGCAGTGTTTAACGAAGAATATCTATTTAAGTCAAACGTATCAATATCTGCATAAATAGAACCTACCTCCCAACTTGCTATAGAAATCTCACTTTGAATACTTGTTACTGGAAATTTACCGTGAAATGCTCCTTGATGTAGAGACACACTTCCTGGATGCCAACTTCCTGCTACATCTCTAATTTCAGTAATCTCAGCTCCTTTAAATACATTCTTAGGGAAATCTGTTGTGTTAGCAGGGATCATTCTCACCTTACTATCCATGAACATTCCCTCTGTAAGTTTACCTTCTAACTCTCTAGGTACTTCTGAAATTGCTGACCCTTTGAATAGATATTTCCCGTAAGTTCTAGTTTCTTGTGCCCATGTATTTGGAAATTCGAATCTAGTAAGTGGGTATCCTTCAAGAGAGTAGTCTTTAAGATTTACTAGTGAGTTTGGTAATTTAATATTTGTATAGTTGATTGGATTTATAGAACGGAAATTAGGAAGCCACTTTTCAGGCAGTTCTGTTATTCCTTCTTCTAAATCAATCGTTATCTTAAAAATTTGTTCGTTACTAGGCTGACCTAAATTGTTCTTTACCTTATAAGCTCTTTCAATGGTTCCTAGTGGTATGCCCCTACCTGTTGAATCGGTTACATACATATTGAAAACCCCTGCTTCTGGTAACTGAACGAAATAAGTTGAGCTTGGTTCTAGTACACTTGGTAATTCGCTAACTATATACTCCATGTTCCGATTCTTTGGTTAGTTATTGTTGATGGTTTAAATGTGATAAGCTGAGTGTTCTTTACTACATATATCTCAGTCAAATCTCCCTGTGCATTCTTAACGTAATATGTACCGTCCTTAGCTCTGTCGATTTCATCTTTACTATTCACTATAAACACAGTCTCCTTTGGTGGTTCTGGTGCAGCTAGTGTATGATCAAATCTATGTCCGCCTAATACAGCTATAATCTTCTTAATCGAATGTGAAACTGCATCTAGTAGGAAATATACCTTATCACCAGTATCAGCAAGAATAACCTGTGACTCTGATGTAATAAGCTCTACCTCCTTCTTTTCTGTTGGTTGTGGTTGCGGTACAGGCGATGGTGATGGTACATTTGGTTGTGGAGTATTATTGTCTGTAGTTGGGATGCTAAGTGTATAAATAACTCCATCTTTAACTACATATACTTCCTCTACCTTATCTGCTACTCTCTTATAATATACTCCCTCTTTGTTTGGATCTACGTCAGCTTTACTTGCTACTAGATTAACTGAAGGGCTTATAGTTTGTACTCCCCCTGTTCTTGCCTTTATTTCTAGATCATCTTTTGTTGGGTTGTAGACGATCATAACAGACTCATCAAGGTGGAATCTATTGTTCTTTAATGAAACTACCGAGTCCTTATTGTCGTTATCCACTCTCCCCGGTACACTTGGCTGTTGAGGCTGCTGTGGTACTTGAGGTTGTTGTGGAGTCGGCGATGGACGGTAGTTGTGTGAAAAATTATTTAACGGCATGCCTATCTGATTTTATTATATTATTTTTGGAGGAGTCTGGATTATTTCTCAAGTTCCCAGTCTGTTGCTTCACTTAAGTACATTCCTTTATTTTCATATCCAGCTAAACTCTCCTTACACTCTTTCTGCGTAACGATAAGTAGCCCTAATTTGAAAAGCTCGTTAATGTACTCTACTTCAGACGGGAATTTAGATTTATTTATTTTAAGGACTTCAGCGAGTATTTTAACCTGATCATAAGAATAGCTAACGTAACGAGTTTTATGTCCTTGTATACGTTCATCCTTAATCTTCTCTGTTTTCATTACTCCCTCAGTCTCATTCCAAACTTCTACTTCTTCTTCTATCTCTTTAAAACACGTATCGACAATTCTAAGGGTATAAGTTTGGGTAGAGGGTCTATTTATAATCTCCTCTATCTCCATTCTTATAAATCCTGACTTAGCCTCACCGAAAAATAGTTCTTTGTTTGATCTAATTGCTATCATCTTCTTACTTTAGAATTGCCTTTATGTACACTCTCTTTGGATTGACACCTCTTGCAGAAAATACATTAGCCTTCTCTGGTAATCTAAGGTGGTTCACTCCGTTCTTTTGAATTAATGCATCTTGAGGGTTTGCCGTTCTTACTATAGTGTTGTTATCGTATACTACAGTGAACTCTTGAACCTCTAAAATGTTATCTATATTCGGTATGTTTCTGATTAGTACGATTTGAACATCTGGCTCTGCTGCTCCTAATCTTGAAATATCTAAATTATTACTCCAAGGGAACCAGCTGTCAATTACATAATCATCTACCCCTAATTTAATTTCAGATATATGTGGTTGCCATTCAGTAGCTTTTGTTCCTCTTTCAATTTTATACTTTCTTACATCTATAGCTAATCCCGGTACATTCGCATTAAATCCACTCCAATCCGTATCATTAGTCCAATTCTCTCTCTTAAGTCTAGTCCAAACATTAGGTGGTACATTTTGACCCCAGATTGTTATACTGCTTGTGTGAGAGTGTCTAAAGTCCATTGATATAGAGTAACCACCTTTGTTAGTATCTGGTATCTTCTCTAAATTACCCATATTGAATCCGTAAACTCCAACTGGTGTATCTGAAGCTGGTGTATATCTAACAAAGTAGCCTGTAACATCCGATAAAACTTGAGCTGTTCCAGATTTAGCTGAGTTAGGTGTAAACATAGGTGTAGCTGTTCCTTTTGCTAGGTTATTTATTCCTATTACTATATTCTCTATTTTGCTATCAACTTGAGCTTTAGAATATCCATCTACTGCAGAACCTCCACCTGAAACTACTCCAAATTCTAAAATCTTCTCTGTTATAAATCTAGCTAACTTTCTATGACCAGCTTTATTAGGGTGAAGTCCATCTGAATAGTATAATTGGTGGTTGAAGTTTGTAAATCCTACCTCTCTTGTATCGATATATTTAAGACCATAAAGTTTCGCTATTTCAATTACCCTATCTGCATATTTATCTACTGCTGGATTTAAGTCTAACTCTGTACCTGCACTAAACGCTTTAATAGGAGTAAGAAGAACCACCTCTGCCTTAGCATGTCTCTTAAGCAGCTTCTCTAAGTATAATTGATAAGCTCCTGTGAACTCTCTGAAATTAACGTTATTATTATCCCAAGTTCCTAGGCTTCCTTTTGGCTTAATTGTTCCTAGATTATTACCAAGAGTTGCATTTCCATCATTCCTTAGGTCATTCGCTCCCATTAAGATGAAGATATAATCACTATCCTCTGCTAATAATTCAGTTCTACCTAAAGTAACGTTATAGTAAGATCCATCATTTAATTTAGTAGCCTGCATTGTTGTACCAGAAATAGCATCTATACTTCCCTTAGTACCTCCTGTAAGCTGTAATAATTGACCTACCCAAGTATCGTTAAATGTATATCCTGTAGTTGTGTTGTATTCTGTTGAGGTATCTCCAAAGTTAGTTATAGAGTCACCTACAAATGATAACTTCTTAGTAGCTAATTTATTTACCGCATTTGGAACTGGAGCTGGGGCAGTCTTTTCACCTACAGCATCTATTGGTACTACATTCACAGACCCATCATGATTCATTACCATTACTTTAGCTCTGGATGTATCTGCAAGGTCTAATGTGTAGGTTGTATTTAAGTTAAGCTTACCGTTGATCGTTAGGAATCTCTCATTGAAGTTACCGTAGATCAAACTCTGTGAAATGTCGGTTCTTGTTGCTTTTGAGTTATGTATAGCTAGTAGTCCGTCTTGGGATCCAGCAGGTATATTGATGTGCTGGCCTATTACTACAGAGTTGGCCATATTAGTTACCCCTCTAGCTGTGTAGTTGAAGTTTCCGATTACTAGGTTGTTATAACTTCTATATTGTGTAGTAGCCCCTGAAGCACAACCTATAAATACACTCCCAACTACTCTAGTACCATTTGTTGTTAGTAGAGCTTTGGAACCGATTAAGATTGATGCTGCATTGGCTGAAATTGTATTATCCCCAGTGTTAAAGTTGAATAGATCTGTAGCTGCCCATTTTTGTCCTCCTGTAAAATAAGATTCAAATATAGGCGAAATGCTAGTTATATCATCTTTTCCTTTTCTAGCATTTGGGTGTAGTCCATTACCAGCTTCTGCTCCAATAATTGTTAAGGATGTACCCTCTGTTAAATTAGTCCCAGAGTTGTAACCTATGATTGTGTTATTATTTCCAGTTACTTGTTTATTTCCTGCAAAAGCTCCTATGTAAGTATTGTTTTTACCTGTTGTTAGTGAAGCCGCAGCCGACATACCTACCCATGTGTTGTAAGATCCTGTTCTAGTTTTTACATTCTCTTCATTATAAGTACCAAATCCAAAGTCGTATGATGGGTAGTAAGCTCCAACAGCGGCTGCGTTACTCCCTTTCTTTGGATCAGTTGTACCATAAAAGAATTGAACAGGTCTTCCTGCGTAGTCTCCTTCAGCTAGTATATCTTTTAATGAACTAACACTTGAACTACCACCACCTAGAGCTATAGCCTTACCTTTTGAGTCTGTAATTAAGGATTTAGCTTCTGTTTCTGAGGTTTGGTGTATGTATATTGTATGTGGGTCATTTCCTGTACTTCCTGGTGTAGGCGATGTTCCCGATTTCTTTATTAGTTTGTATTTTATTTTCTTTTCTTCTGCCATCTCTCTAAAATTTATCATTCGAAATCATCTCCCGAAACTGTATCTTCAGAGAGTAACTTTTTCCAAGCGGCAACATCAATACCTGAAGAAGTAGCTTTGAGAACTCCCTCTATACCTGCCTGCTCTTTTATTTCAGAAGTAGTGATACCAAGTTTAGTCTTCCAAGCATCTACATCGATCTCATTAGAAGTTGCTTTAAGAATTGGATTAAGATCTGCTGTTATATTATTTAATCCTAATCTTTCTTTTAACTTTTCAGCATCAATATCGGTTCCATCTTTCTTAGCTAACTCCTCAAGACCTAGATTTAACCTCCTCTTAAGTGCCTCTACGTCTATATCTGATGCATCTTTATTAGCTAGTTTATCAATGTCAGAAATACCCAGCTTATCTTTCCATAGCGTAACTGAGATATTTTCACCATTAACTCCAGCTTTCTGTCTTAAGTCTAATTGAATTTCCCCTTTAAGTGTATTTAGGTCATTTCTATCAGTCAGGTTAGTTGTATCTGGAATATTTAGTTTGCTCCTCCAATTATCTACATTAACTCCCTCTGCGGTATCCTTAAGTTTGTTAAAAGCCTCACCATCAGCGTATTTTAACTTAGTAGCCCATGATGATGTATTTATTCCTTCTCCCTCCTGAAGATCTGTAATGCCTAAAAGTTGTTTCCAAGTATCTACACTAATATTACTCGCATCAACTTTAGCTAAAACGGTGGTATCAATTCCTAATCTATTTTTTATTACCTCTACATCAATGTCGTAACCACTTTTACTTGCTAGATTTCTGATTGCCTCTAAAAGCTCCTCTCTTGTTACTCCTGAAGGTTGAGAATTATTTATAACCCCCAGTCTTTCTTTAATTTTTTCAATGTCGATATCTGAACCATCCTTCTTAGCTAATAGATTTAACTCAAGGATATTTTTAAGGTAAGATAGGTCAACATTTGTAAAGTCTTTGTTAGCTAGGAATGAAGAAAATACCGCCATGTTCATGTTAGTACCATCTATGTTTAACTTCTTAGCCAACTCTTGCATAACCTGAGAATTAGATCCACCTCCAGAGTTATTACCTTCCCTAGCAGCTATAATTAGATCATCTTTAATCGGGTCATACACAATCATTACCGACTCATCCAAGTGAAACCTATTGTTGATAAGAGAAACTGTTGAATCTAGCTTATCTTCTTCGTCTATTACTTGGGGTTGAGAGGGTTGATTATTGTTATTTTGATTTGTCTCCTCTATTTCAAGTGAGCTCTGGTAAACACTCGTATCTGGTCTGTATGAATGTCTGATAATCTTCTTTGCCATTGCTCTTTCTTTTATTATTTGTTCTCGTTCAATATTGTCTCATTCAGTTTTCTTAATACTCCCATAGTTGCCTCATCTTTTCCAGTAAGTCTAAGTTTATCATCACCTCTAGAAATCTCTCCTGACAATCTTTGAAGCTCTACATCTGAATGCTCTATCTTAATTTCTTCATATACTTGGTTGATCTTAGTCATGTAATCCAGAAGTTTATCTATCATTACATACCTATCCTGAATCGGAACATCATTACCTAAAGGCTTACTAATCTCATCTACAAGTCCAGCTATAGTAATCATAAGTCTCTGGTAAATTACTAATCTGAATCTGGAATAAGCCTCACTCAAGTAAACCTCAAATACCTGTAACTCTTTTGGATCGATTATACTCTTGAAGTTTGACATTATTGTTTCAACTTCTAGGTTTATATTCAGTCCGTACTTTTGGTTGTATGATACGTATAGGTCTTTTATTGAGTCTAATGTTTCAGCTGTTACTTTTCCATATTGATATTGTGATGGTGAATCTGCTGTAAAAACTATAGGTGTAATTGAATCCTTCTTTATTGGATCAACTGCATTCATTCTCCCTCTAATTAGATCAACTTCATCAAGGGAGGCAGAACTAAAATCATCAACTTGGATATAATCTGTCCCTTTCTTTTTAGCCATCTCTTTTAGTTTTTAGGTTTTCTTTCGAGTTCTTTCCTCATATATAAGGCTTTGCTTTCAAACTGTAGGTATTTTTGGGGTATTTTTTGGCTATGAGAAGTTCTTGAAAATCAGTAGAATCTTTGCTAACCTCGATGAATAAAGGGATTAGAGGTAAAATAGATTGGAAAAGAGAAAATTAGAAAAGGCTTAGGTTGAAATTTGGGGGTAGGTTTTTGGGTGTAATTTAGTTAATCTCTGGAAATGCTGATGAATAAAGGGTTAACAATAAAGCGCCCCATGTTGGTTAGATAAACTTGAAATTAACTGAAAGGAGGTTGTATCGAATAGTTGAGATTAGAGGAAAATAGTTAAAACTCCTGTAGAGCTTCATAAAGGTATCAAAAATCGATTATCTATATCTGAGTAGTATGTTTATATTAGTTGAGAGTAGAAGTTAGCTAAAATAGGGTTTATCTTTCGTTTTAAAAAGTAACCCATGTTGACTAGTTAAACCTTAGGTAAACTGAGAGGAGTTGTATCGGAAATAACTGAACAAAGATATAACTCTTTCTTGGATCAACTGGGAGGCTCGGTCAGATGCCTCCCCAGATTAACTAAAATAATTATCAAAAAAAAGATTAACTATTTCTTGGTTGAATCGGAGGAGCCCTTACGGCTCCGACTCACTAACTAAAAAAAAATAATTAATTCAATTCAAAAGTTAGACTCAGTAGGAGCGAAGTGAAACGAAGCGACACTATAATAATATTAATATTCTTTATAACATGGGTAGGTTTATATTTCATTGATTTTCAGTTAGTTAAATAATTAGGTATGCTAATAGGATGATTTCTAAGGTTTTAACTATTTAGCTCTACTTTTTCAATTTTTAGTTTATTTTCATGAGCGAAGTGAAACGGAGCGAATCTCTCATAATATATTTAATAACCTATATAACATGGGCTACTTTTTGTTAAAGTCTATAAATCAGTAGGTTACAATACATGACTCTCATAAACCCATAAAAAATCAATTCAAATAGCTAAAGTGGTATGATTATATTAGAAAACAGAGAAAGTGTCTTAAATCGAGGATATGATACCTTAAATTAAATGTTATAGTTTTTAGTTAAGGTTAGGTTTATTAGTTATATAATACCCAAATTAATTAACAAAATCACCTATGAAGTAAACTTGGGTATTGAAATAAAAATGAAAAAATATTTGGAGGTTATAAAAATTTGTGTAACTTTGCAGCGTAAAAAGTAAACAATTATGATAGATTTTGAATTACATCCGGTAGAGGAAAAAATTAAGAACAAAGAAAACTTAACAAGCTTAGAGGTTACTGAACTGATTAACCACTACGCAAGATTAGTTCATAAAGTTCCAAAAAGAGGTAAAACTCACGATCAGATGACAGATTATATTTGGGAGGTTTTCAAGATAGGAACTCCGAATGAAGAAAAAGTTGAATCTGGAATATATGCTGACAGTAAAAACCGAAAGAGAATTTTGTATACTCTAACTAGACCTCAATGGATTAGAATTTTCTTTAAGGTTCATAATGGTGAGGTTGGAGATTTATTGAGAGAACGTTTATCTAAATTATTGTAAAAAAAAAAGAAAAATGAACTTGATAAAAATAAAATTAGAGAATAGAAGTGGTAAGGTTACTAGTTTAGAGTTGCTCGACCAGATAAACATTTTAAGGAAAGGTACTAATAGTAATAAATCTCAACTAATACATGGTGAAATGCTAAGAATTATCAGAGCAGAGTTTCCAAATTGTATTAAAACTGGGGAGGTAACTGTAATTTATAACACTAGAGAGATACCAAACGGAGGACATAGAAACGATCCTGTGTACGAACTAAACATGACTCAAGCAAAGCAAATATTATTGAGAGAACCTACGCCAATTAGAAAAGTTGTTATGAATTATTTAGAGACTGAGGATGTGTTCAACTCTATGTTTAAACCAATTAATGTTAGTGGAATTGTGGGTAGTGTATTAAATAGGATGGATGAATTGGATGATAAGTTAAACAAATTGGATAAGATTTTATATGAGAATAATTTAAATGTAAATAGTGGAGTTAGTTTGACTGATCCTCAAGGTAGGGTTGAATTAAATAACTTAGTATTGAATTACAGCAAATTAACAGGAATTTCACTAACTAATGCTTGGGTAGAAGTTTATAGATATTTAGATCAATTGTATGGCTTTGATGTGAATAATGTAGAAAGCCTGAAGGTTAAAGAAGCGAAGATAGATAAGATTGAAAGATGCGGTTATATTAGACATTCAATTCAAATTATAAAACAACTCATCGATCAAATAAAACCTTAACAATCAATCCTTTAAATACTAATCCAAGCTAGAACTGTGTGAAAAACCTCATGAGTGAAATTATTAAAACAAAAGTGACATGGAAAAAGTAATACCACCAAGATTAATTTCTAGAGATAACAATGACTTTGCAGGACTCCTCTCTTCAATTTCTTCCACCCGATTATTCTCAGATTCATATTTCTCAGGATTGAACACCTTAAGATCTCATCACTCCAATAGCAAAAAGATGACCAACCTAACTCCAGCTATGATTAATTATTTGAAAGAGTGTGGTCCGTTTATTAGGGAGAGAATTGTTGAGTTTCTAGGAATGTTTGATAATTCAGCTTATGAGGCTACCTTAGAAGTTTGTAAAGAATTAGATGAAAGGGAAAAAGAACAGGATTAATATATTGATTATCAAGGGTGTTTCTAAAATGGGAAGTCGATAATTAATATAAAAAAAAAATCAAACAATTAAAAAAAAAAATGAAAGAGAATAATTTATTAAAAGTATTTGAACATCATGACTTTGGGGCTCTCAGAAGTTATTTATGGAACGATGAGCCTTGGTTTGTTGGTGTAGATGTAGCTAGATCCTTGGGCTATAAGAATCCATCTAAAGCATTAATTACTCATTGTGACTCTGAAAAGTTTATAAAACAATACATACCTCATACTTCTGGAGTAGGTGGGTCAACTGTTTTTCTAATAAATCAAACTAATATTATCCGATTAGTAATGAAATCTAAGCAGGCAGGGGCAACCAGATTTCAAGATTGGGTGTTTGATGAAGTTATTCCAAGTATATTAACGAAAGGTAGTTATTCAATTAAACCATCACCTAATTCTACTGTAAAAAGTGAACCGACTAAATACTCCACTTTAGAAGTAGCAGAGAGTTTTGGTTTGATAGAATTTACGCTAAACTGTATTTTAAAAGATTTAGGGGTTTTAGAGAAGGATTATTCTTCAGGTGGATGGGTATTAACTGAAAGATTCTTTAATCCTGACCTCGTTGTGGGAGTATGGGTTAGGAAAGATGGCAGAAAGCCTTATTTTAAAACCTACTGGACTGATGCAGGGGTTGAGTTCATAAAAGAGTGTATTTTAGGGATGGTATCTAATCGTAACTCTAAACCAATTCTAGTACCTCAAAATTTACAAGCACACTTAGAGTATAGAACTGATGATCACGATTGAGAAACTAAATAGATTGAAGTTAAACCTGGAGACCTATATAAAGGAGAAACACAATACTTACTTATATCGACATAACATCAAATACCCAATAGATTACGGAAGGTCTAGATACTACATAAGATTCCAAGACAAGCTACTCAAATTAAAGAAAGCACTTGGAGTCTCTTATCTATACCAATTAAACGAGGAAGAGAATATAAGCAAAGAGGAATTAAAGAGGTTATTTTTCCAGAGCAAGGCTTATCTAGATACATTAAAGCTGCTTCAAGAAATAACTCCCAGGTTTCACTCCGTATCTGCACCTAAAGATCTCCTAAATCCATCAACCGAGAAAGCTGAGAAAACTTACGATCCAACTATTAAATTATCGATACATTGGTTTAAGAGTGATTTGATTGGAGAAGCTATGGATCCCTCAGTGTTTAACTTGGTGATTTTTGATGTTTAAAGTTAGGAAATGTGATAAACAGGAGGCATCTCTACCCTACTTAATTTAGGTATGGTTAAATAACTACGATAAAAAGGGAAATCTTCATTATTAAACACGATGAACAGAGGTCTCACACACCACAAATTAATTTATAGAACTTTAAAGAATTACAATTATGAGAAAAGAATTAGAGTCAATTTTTAAAAACAATGAGTTCGGACAATTAAGAACTTTTATAGACTTAGAGGGAAAACCTTGGATAGCTGGAGTAGATGTAGCTAGAGCCTTAGGTTTCCAAAATCCATCTAATGCGGTTAAAGCTCACTGTAGACCACATAAAACAATCAAACACAGAATGAATAATAGACTCAGTAATGGCAGCTACGAAATTACATTTATCGAGGAATCTAATTTTTACAGGCTAGTTATTAAATCTACATTACCATCTGCAGAAAAGTTTCAAGATTGGGTAGTAGAGGATGTTTTACCTTCATTAAGAGAAACAGGTAAATATGAGATTAAAGAAGAGGTGTCTGAAGAGGAGAAATTGGAAGCTATTAAAAAGGTAACAAAAGAGGATTCGCAAGTTAGCTATTTAATTAAACTGTTAGAAGAAAAGGATCAGGAGTTAATAAAGGCAAAACAGGCTGCATCATTATCTAACTCTGGTTTAATTGGATTCATGATGTTCTCTGCTAAAATGGGATATAGACCTGATACTTTGAGAAGGATGTTAGAAGACCGTAACTTTGATCTAGATAAATACGCATACAGAAGGGATGATTTAGGTGAGGTATTTCTAGATAATTATACGGCGAGAGAGATTGTAGAGTCTATCAGTCGTTCTGTTAGTGATTTCATAAAGAATAACCCAGAATACAAAAGACCTGAAGATGAAACTCTCGCTAAATTTATGATTGCACCACTAGACGCACTTCCATTCTAAACCCAAACTCATGATACTAAAAGAAATAGAAACCAAATACCTTGACAGACCTCCAGATAGATTCGGTATAAATGATGAAGGATTTACTGGAGCTTTACATGTCATTAATAATCCTGAACTAGACTCTGTGGAAATTTTAAAAGAACTAATTGAATCAAAGCCAGATGGTATACGATTAGTCTCTAGATTCAAACTTACAAACCTACCCCCAGAGCTCTACGATTATGAACCTTATGACATGTATCGAATTGTGAATGTAGTACCGATGACCTTATTTAAAAGCAACTCAGCGGTTAACTACGGAGCATTAAAAGAAATAACCTACATTAAGAAAGGAAATTATCTACTTGTGAAGCCAAATGAAATCTACACACACTTGACTCATAACGGAGATTTAACTTCACTTGGATACCTCTCACTCCTTCTTAATGTCAACAACCGAGAACTATCCTATGAAATAAAAAAGAGAGGACTTAGATTATTTAACAGAAACCTTAACAAATATTTTAAAGATGAATACAGAAAGTAACACTACTAAGAAATTCGACAACTTAATGATTGATATTGAAACCTTCGGGACTGACTTATGCTCCGTTGTATTATCAATTGCAGCTACACCTTTTAATGAGACAGAGATAGGAGAGAAGATTTATTTCCACCACTTACCTATAGAATCTCAACTAAAAATGGGAAGAACTATATCTCAGGAAACTTGGAACTGGTGGTCTGAACAAACTATAAACCCTGTAGCAAAACCAACTAATGGAACAGATTTAGATGCTTACATGATTCTCCTTTCCAACTTTATTTCAGATCTAGAGGATGGACAGGATGAGTTAAGAATATGGTCTAATCCTCCACAGTTTGATATTAAGATTCTAGAGGATATGTATAAGCAAGTTGGTCGTCCTATTCCGTGGAGCCATAGACAAATTTGTGATGTTAGAACCGTGAAGAAACTATTAGGAAAAGATAGATACGCTGAGTTTATGAACAAGGAAGCACATAATCCAGTATCTGATAACGAGTTCCAAATAAAAATAGTTCAGAAGTTTATTAACATGACGAAATAATTGATTAACTTTGCGGGGGTTTACTAAATAGGTGAGCCTCTGCAGTTAAACTTGAATGAGATGTGAACCTGAAAATATTAAATCATGAATTGTTAGGTGGAAATGTGGATAAAGTTACAGCTGACACCTTGATGAGATTTAAAGTCAACAACCTACAAAAAGAAATATATCACAGAGGAACAATGGAAATAAATACAAGCCTATCCGTATCAGTATATTCAATAGCAGCAGCGATACGATACAACTGGATAAACGAGAAATTTAATAACAGAGGACTACATACAAAATCAATAAGGTTAAATGTAGGAGGAGATGACAGAGATGAGTTAACCGCCTTCTTTAAATCTCGTGAAGTTGCTGCTGAAAAATACTTAGAGGATGAGGATTCAGGAGTTATAATTTACAAAGACAATAAAGGGATGGCTTCTTATAATATTTACGAGGAGTCTTCAGATGTTATGATTGCAGGTGATGAAGAGTTTGTAAAGAAAGTAGCGGATGAGTTAGAGGAAAACTTTGGGAAATCTAGAGTAAATGCTAAGTGGTATTATAACAAGAACGAGTATGTAACAATTCCTGTAAACACTAACAATATACCTACAACAGATTCTTACCCATTTTTGAGAGGAGAGAAACTTGAGGATTACTTTGATAGATTTATGAGCTCAGATGCAAATGTTCTATTATTATATGGTAAGCCGGGATTAGGGAAGAGTTCGTTTATTAAAGCTTTACTGAATCATACAAAAGGTACACCGGTAGTTTCTTACAATTACGAGCTATTATATGATGATTCTTTATTCGCTCAGTTTATGGAAGATTCTAAATCACGTTTCTTTATTCTAGAGGATGCTGACACATTACTTAAAGATAGAGCTAAGAATGATAACCATGTGATGCAGAAATTCTTAAACTTGGGAGATGGGATACTATCAAATAAGAAGAAGAAAATAATTATTACAACTAACTTAGAAAATCTCAACTCAATAGATCCTGCTTTAACTAGACCTGGTAGATGCTTTGATGCACTAGAGTTTACACCACTTACAAAAGAACAAGCATTGAAACTAAATCCATCATTACAGTTAGAACAGGAGAATTATACTTTAGCCGAGATCTATAATGATAAGAAGACTGAGGTTACGGGAGAGTCGAAGAAAGTAGGGTTTAGGTAAAAAAGTAAGCTATGACAAAAGATAGAGTATTAATGTTTTCGGAGTATAAGAGAAAGACTAAACCTACGCTCCTAAGAATTGTAACTGAAGAAGATATCGAGGAGTTTAGTGAGTTTGGAGTAATATATACAGATAAAACAAAAACTCATACAGTCTCAATAAGTGATGCGGATTTAGAAAGTGGCAGCCCTAGAATTGGAGATATGATAGCCGTTAGTGAGAATAATACATATGATCAGTGGCTAGTTAATCAAAAGTATTTCCAGGAGAATTTCCACACTGAACCTAATTTAGTAGAGGGCGGTAAGTGCGTAATTTTGTTTAAGTAAAAGAGAAATTATGACAGAAAGTAAAACATATACATATAAAGATAAAGAGATAACGTTTCAATTAACCCAGAAAGAGGGAGTAATGATTAATGCTACTCAGATGATTAAAGCTTTTGAAGGCAAGCGTATGAATGATTATTTGAGAAGAAAAGCAACTCAGAAATTAGTAAGTATATTATATATTCGGAAACACTCATTAATAGGTAGAGAAGCTGAAAATTATCTTTCTATGAGTGTTAGAGAGTTAGCAAATATCGATAAATCCCTCTTAAGAGTAGTTAAAGGAGGTCTTGGAGAGCAGAGAACTTGGATGTGTGAAGATTTAATATTGGACTTTGCTCAGTGGTTATCTAGGGACTTCAAACTTTGGTGTAATGATAGAATTAAAGAATTATTAACTGGGCGAAATAATGGCTAGGAGGTTTGCGAATATTTTAACCAGCAGAGATTTTCGTTCGTTAGGTATATTAGCCACTTACAGAGTTTAAGATTCGGATGTAGGCAAAACTTACAACCGAAAACCGCACAAAACTAAGGCTGGGAATTTATACAGTAAAAACAATAAACTTAATAAAAAAAAAGTAATTATGTTAGAGAATAGTAAATTAACAACAGAAGAGAAATTAATTCAAATAGAAAACCACAAAGATCTGGGATTGGTTGTAAGTAGTAGAGTAATTGCTCAAGGTTTGGGTAAAAGACACGACCATGTTATAAGAGATTTAGAAAATATATTACAAAATTCAGAAACCCCAAATCTGGGTTCTCTCTTAATATCAAGTAGTTACAAGGTTGATAGCCAAAAAAGAGAGTACAAAGAATATCTATTAACTAAGGACGGTTTTACTTTATATATGTTCAATATTCAAGGTTACAACGATTTCAAACTAGCTTACATCAATAAGTTCAACGAGATGGAGAGAGCTTTACAGTTCAATACTCCACAAACTTTTGCTGAAGCTCTGAAGTTAGCCTATGAACAACAGTTAGTCATTGAAGAGCAGAAACAAAAACTAATAGAAGCAGAGCCTAAGGTAGAATTTTATGACACAGTTACAGGTTCAGACACAACTATCGATCTTGGTCAGGCAGCTAAAGTTTTGAATTATAAAGGTCTTGGGAGAAATAAACTGTTCCAATACTTAAGGGACAAAGATATACTAATGTCAGGCAACACTCCGTATCAAAAATATGTAGATGCAGGATATTTCAGACTTATAGAAACTACTTGGAATACACCTAATAACGATAGTATGATTTACTTGAAAACGGTTGTCTATCAAAAGGGACTTGACTTCCTCTCTAAAGTTATTGAAAAGGATGGATACAGTAAAAATAACGATTAACATGACAAAAAGAGAAAAGAGAAGAGATGAATTTGCTAAGTCTTTAAGGAGAGCTGTAGTGATGATGGAGTACTACCATTATTTTTCAGCTAGAGAGACTAATGCAGAACTTTTAAAAGGAGAAGCTTGCACACCACAGGAAGCGGAAAACTTAGCTAAACTCGCTCAACTACTAATAAAAGACAGAGAAGTTTCACCATCAGAGTTCATAAGAGAGCCTGACGATTTAGCTAATAAGGTTCTAGAGTATGATGGGAAGATGATTAAGATGAGACATAGATTAGAGATGAACAACATAAATGAAGAATCCCTAATCCAACTATGTAAAGATGTAGAAGAACAAGATGAAGAAGTTATACCTGGAATGAGAATGTATGCGCAGGCTATCGGTTATTTCTTAAAGGTTCACTTAGATTACCTCATCGACAAAGCGTTCACAAAAGGACAAATGAATGCGTGTTATTTATACTATACCTCAAAGCCACCCTTCATACCTAAGAACTTGTACATGGTGAGTAGGAGGTTGGTGAGAGACTTGTTAAATTATTATGATAAAATATGGAATGGGAAGACTTTAATGAAAACGACATAAACTGGCCTATAAAGAAAGGTGAGAAAGTTTACCACTATTTATTTGGTTGGGGCGAAGTAACTGATTATTATGTATGCAATGTTAGGTGGTGGAGAGCTGAGATAGGTGTAACATTTGAGGGTGAAGATAAGCCTAGATGGTTCAACCCTATTGGTAAGCCTGTTAAATGTAATGCTTGGAGAGAGGACATAAGAGTAGAACTTTCCAAAACAGAATACAGTAAGCCAGAGGATATACCGATAATGAGTATAGAGGAATATCACAAGAAGATGGGTCCACTATTAAATGAAGAAGGTGAAGCTAAGGATGCTAGAAATGAGGAATATTTAAAGAATGTAGAGATAGTTAAAGTTTAGGATTTAAGGTTTACAACAATTTTGGCGAAAACCCTTCTGAGAGTTAATGATTGGAATGGGGGAGGGTGATTTCAAGTCATACCACAACTGTAGAACTTTTAACACTTGTAGAACTAATAAAAAAAAAATAGAACAATGACAGAACTTATTAAAATTACAACAAACGAAGAAGGAGCTCAGGTAGTATCAGCCAGAGAACTTCATAAATTTTTAGAAAGTAAACAAGATTTTTCAACTTGGATTAAAGCTAGAATTGATAAATATAGCTTTGTTAGTGAGGTAGATTTTACGCTCCACAAATTTATGGAGGGTAAAGTTTGGAAGCACGAGTACCTATTAACTTTAGACATGGCCAAAGAACTTTCAATGATAGAGAGGAGTGACAAAGGTAAACAAGCAAGATTATATTTTATTGAATGTGAAAAGAAATTAAAGGAGGTAATTCAGAAACCAATGACAACTGCTCAAATGTTTGCTCTACAGGCTCAGGCCCTACTGGAAATCGAACAGAGGCAAAATGAGCAGGATGAAAGAATTAGAAGGTTAGAAGAAAATCAAAGAGAAAACGAAGCTGCACTAAAAGCTATTCCATTTGAAGATGTAACTTTACCTGAACTTCCAGAGAGACAACAAATAAATCAATTAGCAAGATTATACGCTGGATCTACTGGGGTTAATTACCGAGAAGTTTGGAATAAGGTTTATCAAGAACTCTACTACAGATACAGCATTTCAATAAAAGCTCATAAGAAGAACCTAGGAGAAACGAGTTATTTAGATGTAGCTGAGAGAATTGGTTGCCTAGATAAAATAAAGAACATATTAAATCACCTAATAAGTAAACTAGAGTTAAAACAATGAGAGCAGTAAAAGTAAAAATAAGAGTGAAGGATGGATACATATTTGGTACAACTCCTTCTACTCACGAATTTCTAGGATCTATCATATTTACTAACGATGGAGAATTGATAGTAGATACGGGACAAATTCCAGGAGAGTATATTTTGTTTTATGACTACCACTTTGGATACGTAAGCGATGATAAGGCTGGTGGGGAAATACAGGAGATTAAGAGAGATGAGTTTAACTACGATAAGGCGTACCACTTAGTTTTAGATGATGAAGGGATACCTATGATGATGAACGGAAAGATAGTCTTAATGGAAAACTACGATGGACTAGAAGCTGAGTTAAACAATTTAGAACCAACTAGTTAGACTTTACGACCGGCTAGAGTTTGAGGGGAAATCCTAATTAGTGAAAGAAGAGATTTTTGACATGAGTAAATTAACCAACATATTTCAGAATGGAGAACTAAATGAGTACACTATTGTAAAAACTCCGCTTGAGATAATAAATAAACTACTTGCCATGGGAGCTATTTCACCTACTCACGACTACGTAAAGAATGGGTATTTCGTGAAGGGAGAAGATGGCAAGTATAGACTAACAGAAAAAGGAAAAACAGAATTATTATGACACCAGAAATTCAACAGGAACTAGACTATATTAAGAGTAGCCAGTTCAAATTAGGAGAATACATTTATATGGGAATGGGGAAGGTTGGAGATCATGAGGTTTGCCTGTCAGTGGGTTACAAAATAGATTACGCCATTAAGAAAGCGAGACAGTTTGAGGAGGCAGATCCAAATGTGAAGCTGACTCATATAAATAAAGTGAAAGTAGGTAAATTAGTGAAGGATAAGAGATTTGAGATAACAGAATAATAAATTACACAACAAATAAACTAAATTATGGAAGTACTAACATTAAAAGAAAAGACTGGCGAACTAAGAATGTCCAGTAGAGAGATAGCAGAATTGACTGGAAAACAACATGGCCACGTAATGAGAGATATTCGAAATATGGAACCTGCTTGGGAGAAAATCACTCAATCCAAATTTGGACTCAGTGAATACGTAGACTCAACCGGAAGAAAACTTCCTGAATACCAACTAAATAAAGACGAGACTCTCTACGTTGCAACTAAGTACAATGATGAAACAAGGGCTAAACTTATTATGAGATGGAAGCAACTTGAAGTGGAGAATGTGGAATTAAAATCTAAACTAAACTCCAAGACTTACACTATCCCTGAAGATTACGCTGAGGCACTACTTAGAATTGTTGACCATGTAAGAACTGAAAAAGAGTTAACAAGTAAGATCAAAGAAGATGCACCTAAAGTAGAATATTATACTAAGGTGATGGCTTCAACAGATACAGTTACTGCAACAACTATCGCTAAGGACTACGGAATGACCGCCGCTAAATTTAATGCTTTACTACATAATCTAGGAGTGCAATTTAAACAAGACGGACAGTGGGTTCTCTATCATAAATACCAAAACAAAGGATACACTAAATCTGAGACTATTCCAATTCAAAGATTTCCGGGAGTTCTAGGTTCAGCTACTTCAACTAAATGGACTCAAATAGGTAGAGAATTATTATATAACTTTCTAAAGGCTAATAATATAGTTCCGGAAAGTGAAAAGAAGAGTAAGACAATTAAGAAAAAGAAATAAAACAAAGAAAATACATTATAATTAACTTTTTAAATTTTATACATCATGAGTTTTGATTTTAACAGCTTTTTAGAGCAACTAGAAAAAGACACAACACCAAAAGAAAGAAAACAAACAGGAAGTTATAACGACATTCCAAAAGCAGAGAAATTAACAAAAGTATACATGAGCACTCCAGATTCATTCGGTACAATCTACGGAGTTCCTATGGTTACAGATAGTGGTTCACCTGCAGTTTCAGTATCTGGAGTAAAAGAGGTGAAACTAACACTTAATGAAGATGACAAATTCGCAAGATGGGTAAGAATCCTCCCTCAGAACTTCTATAAATTTGAACCAGGAAGTAAGGAGGAAGCTTTGTATGGAGAGGTGGTATCTTTGCATGACAGACTAGTTAAAGAGGAAGTATCTTGGAAATTAGTGAGAAACAGGAATTACTTCTTGACTTACCTATACGTGCTTAAACATAAAAACTTAGCGGGGGAGATCCCTAATGAAAGCTGCCCTTGTTTATTTATATTTGATCACAATAGAGCAGCTCAAGCATTCCAAGCAGAGATTAAAGCGAAGAGTGAATTAGCAGGGGGTGGATTTAACTGGACACAAAAGTTCTTCACTAACGAAACTAACGATAGAAAAGGACTTATGATCATTAACTACTACAAAGATAAAGGAGTATGGACTAGTACTGTTAACTTAGCTTCAATTACAGAAGATCACTACGGATTAACAAATGGTCAACCTTCAGTTAATATTCCAGAGGCTTCAGCTAAAGTATTCCACGATCCAGTTAATGATTTATTAGGAGTATCTAAGGCTGATGATAGATTTGACTACGACTTCTACGTTAAAGTTAAAGCTAAAATGCAAGAGATGTTGGGTAATGCTGCAAACTTAGTAGAGCCTTCCCAGCAAACTTTTAGTGCACCTCAGCAAGTAACAACAACACCAACACCACCAGTAAATAACGAAGATGCCCCTTTCTAATAACACAGCCAGATATAAGTATGCTTTCATTGACGCACAGCTATACTTAACTAGAAACTGGATGATGTTAAAGGATAAACCCGGGTATCACGATCAGAAATTATTAAAGTCGTTCATACAAAGTATTATTAAGCTTGTTCGAGAGGAGGTAACTGCAGATAATGTGGTCCTCCTTTGGGATAAGTCTCCATACTATAAAACAAGAAACCTAAGTGACTACAAGGGTGACAGAGATTATAGAGGAGAGGAGAGTATTACTGAGGATATGACTGAAGAGGAAAAAGCTGAACTTAAAAAGAAGACAGAGCAATTCCAAAGCAGGCAGCGAGTTAAGTATAAATTAGTGTCTGACTCTGCTAAACTTGGATTCCCTTCTATTATACTTTCAGGCTTTGAGGCAGACGACTTTGCTTATATAGTTTCTAGGAGTAAGCTGGTTAATGAAAGTGAAGAAAAGTCAGTACTCGTTTCAAAAGACTCAGATTGGGTAGCTTGTGTGACTCCAAAGGTTGACTTCTACAGAATTACAAAAACTAGGGAGATCTATGTTTATGAAGATGCTCTAGATAAGTATGAAGGAATGGATCTTTACGAGTATAATAGTATCTATCAATCTCTATATGGATCTCACAATTACCTTAAAAACAATAGAAATCCTGAGATAATCTTGGATGGTATTTTGCATGTTAAGGATTTGATAGGAGAAGATAACTATAGCTTTACTAAGGATAAGGAATTGTTTTTACTACAGCTAGAATCATTTAGAGTTGAGGATAACCCAGAGTATAATAAAGCAGACTGGCTAGTTAATAATATACCCTTGAAAGCAGAATATCCAGATGAGAATGCGTTTAATCAGTACTGTATAGACAACTTCTTAGACTTAAATTACAGCTACTACAAGGGATACTTAAAAGCTTTGAATCGATGAAATACTTGATAACAGGCGACATCCACATAGATAAATACAATAGGTATAATGTCACGGAGAACTCTAGATTTAACCAGTTTAGAGATCTCCCTGACCTTTATGTGAATGTAGCTAAGAAATATGGAATTAAGACTATCTTTTTAGCAGGAGACATCTTAAATAAACCAATTAATCCTCCTCAAGTAAATCTATTAGTAAGGGAGTTTTTCGATAAGCTATGTGATTACTTTGACAGGATCTACATAACTATCGGAAACCATGACGCTAACTCACCTGTACCAACTCCAGACGTAACTGACCTGACACTTTATTTTGATTATAGAGGGAAGGTTAAGTATGTGCATCAAGGTTATGTAGAGGATGAGGGACATGTTACTTACTTACAGGATTACATTAGAGGAGAAGAAATTCCAACACCAGAGAAGAAAGTAGATTTAATGATAGGTCACGTAACTCTGGGGAATGAACAGTTTAAGGGTCAGAGTCTCGATATCACAAAGTTTCATACAGGAATTTTTGGAGATATACATAAGATAGTTCAGGTTAATAATTGCCACTCTATAGGTCCTCCAGTTCAAGTTAAGGTAGATGAAGAGGATTATGGACAAGTAGTAGTTTATGATACAGCGACTAGAGAGTTCTTCCGTGAGCCTTTAGATCCTTCTGGTAAAATCCTCTCTAAAATGGTATATACATCAGATAGGGAGAAAGTTGGACCAGATATTGAAACAAACACTTACTACGTCTATAAACCATCAGGAGCCAAATCACATAACCATAAAGTAGATACCTCAGATTGGAATAGAATAGAGGAGCTTATAGATAAAGTAATGGAGTCTCAGAATTTAAAAGGTCTCCACGATATGCTTAAGGAAAAGGTTATTTACAATCCGATTAACTTTGATTTTGAACTTAAGAATATCTCCATTAGAAACTACCGAAGCATTAAAGAACTAGACTATGAATTTTCACCTAAGACGCTTGTACTGGGAGAGAATGGTTCAGGTAAGAGTTCGTTTTTAGATGCATTGGTTATAGGTTTACAAGGAGATAGAAGTTTAAAGGATTCAGTTAAGATTGGGGAAGATGAATGTAGAATAGAGCTTAACTTGAATTACGAAGGGATTAACTATAAGATTGTAAGGAATTCCCATGCCACAGACGAGTTACATATAGATGGAGTTAAACAAGATTACGCTAAGGCTATTGAAGTCCAGCCAGATATTGTTAACCGACTTCCTTTTATTGAGTATCTTGACAGCATGGTGATTGACTCTAAGGTTGTTTCTCTCCTAGGTAAAATGAACTCAGTAAGAAGAATTGACCTATTATCTAAACACTACAAACTGGACGTCCTAGATAAATTTAAAGATGCTTGTGATGTCCTAAAAGATTCTATCCACTACACTCATAAAGAATTAGAAGAGGAAGTAGCGAGAATAGAGTCTAACCTTGAAATGAGGAAGAGAGATTTAGGTGAATACGGAGAGGTTAAATTACTTACAGAGGAGGAGATTATAGAGTTAAACAATCAAATAACCAACCTTAAAACTAAAATAAGTTCATATAATGCATTTCTAAAGTTCCAAAGCGATAAAAGAGTATTAGAGTCACAGATAGAAAATGATAAAACAACCCTATCCACTCTAAGATCTCAAATAAAGGAACCCTCTGAAAATAATCTAGAAGGACTTAAAGAGAAACTTAGGGCGTTTTCAGGAGTAGAGAGTAAAGTAAATGAGGCAAAAACACTTGGAATGATGAAGGCTAAGGAATTAGAAGGGGTTAAATCCAGAAGAGAGTCCTTAGAAAACCAAACAATACCTAAATGCTCAAGTTGTAATCAAGATATAGGACGAGAGCTTCACCTTAAAAATATAGAAGAGTTAAAGAATCAGGAAGCTAAACTAAATGAAGAGCTAACTAATCTGAGAGGTGAATATAAGCTGCATAATGATAGACTTAAGGAATTGGGAGATAAGGAAGCTATACAAGAGGAGATAACTAAGATTTCTACAGAGCTTTCAGTTTACCAATCTTTAAAGTCACAATTAGAAAGCACAGAGATACGTCTAAAATCTAATGAAAATAAACTTACAGAGCTTTTACTATCTAACACCGAGAACGTAGCTGAAATAGATGTAAATGACGCTACTAACCAGATACTAACTCTGCAAGGAAAGATAAAAGAAGATGAGAGGTTAAAATCACTAAGATCAGAGGTTATCCAGTTAGAGGAGAGCTTAGTGCTTAAATCTGATGAACTTGTTAAACTATCTAAGGATCTAACGGTTTATGAGAAGTATAGTAAGCTAATGGATAAAGATGGACTAATTTACACTGAGATCTTAAATAGACTTACTGAGAACTTTACTAATGAGATGTTTGAATTTAAGACTACATCAACTAGAAAGAATGGAAGGGAGTTTTCAGATTTATCAGTTAAGTTTAATGTTAATTCTCACTTTATAGATTACGAGAACTTATCATCTGGACAAAAGACTCTATGTGACATCTACTTCTTATACCGTTCAATTTTAGGTTCTGGACTTTTAATTTTTGATGAGTTCTTAAAGTATTTAGATAAGGATAACTTAGATGTAGCTGTAAATATGCTTACTCAAATGAATGTAGGGGTTATGCTTATTGCTACTCATACAGATAACTTTACAATGGATTCAGGTAAGATTTTATTCGAATTGACATCTGAGGGAAGTAAGGTTCGTTATCTTAATTAATTTTCGTATATTTGCAGAACATTGTAAATCAGGCGGTACGTTGAAACAGCGGATCGTAAAACTTAATATTAAAATAAAACAATTATGAACTTAGAAATTTTTAAAACGGGAGATGAAGTTAAAATGTCAAGCAGAGAGATAGCGGATTTGACAGGAAAGCGGCATGACAATGTAGTTAGGGATATCGATAAACTTAACAAATCTTATGAAAATGGAGGCCTCCTCAAAGTTGAGGAAGGGTACTACACTACGCCAAACACTGGGAATCAACAACATAGAGAGTATAGGTTAACCCGGATTCAAACCTTAGACTTAATGACAGGATACAATATAGATCTTAGAATTAAAGTCAACAGAAGATGGGAAGAGCTAGAGAAACAAAATAGCAAACCGCTAACCCAAGCAGAACTCATTTTAGTGCAGGCTCAAGCTTTAGTAGATATGGAGAGAAAAATAAACTCTGTAGAAGCTAAAGTAGATAAAATTGTTAAAGCCCAAGAAGATGTAATGGCTCAACTTGAAGCTATTCCGTTAATTGAGGGTGAAATTCCAGAACAATCAGCTAGAAGTAAAGTTAATGAGTTAGTTAGACATTACAGTTATATTAGTGGTATAAGTTATAGAGAGGTTTGGAATGCAATCTACAAAGTTCTTCTATACAACTACGGAATTAATGTCAGCGGAATCAAAGCTATTAAACCAAATGAGAGTAAGTTCGATAAAGCAATTAGAGTTGGACATTTAGATACGATTCACTTGGTCATTTCCGAGATGATTAGAGAATATCAGTCAAAGTTGTTAGATAAGTAGTAAGGCGGGAGTTTATCAGAAAATTATGAAAAACCTAACTGATATGATTAAAATAAAAGATAAAATAATGACAGAACTTATTAAGGTTACAACAACAGAAAGTGGAAGCCAGGTAGTATCCGCTAGAGAGCTTCACGAATTTTTAGAAATTACAACACCAATTACAATATGGATGCCTAGGATGATAGATTATGGATTCGAGGAAGGTGTTGATTTTGAGGCGGTTAACATTTTTGTTAATGCTAATAATGGTAAAGGTGGAACTAATAAAAAGGATTGGGTGCTAACCCTAGATACTGCCAAAGAGATTTCAATGATTCAAAGATCTGAGAAAGGTAAGCTAGCTAGACAGTACTTCATTGAGTGCGAAAAGAGATTGAAAGAAGTGGTATCAAATCAACAACTCTATGTCCCTAAGACTTTACCAGAAGCTTTAAGAGCGTATGCTGATGAAGTAGAGAAGAATCAACTGCTAGAAGAAAAGATTAAACAAGATGAACCAAAGGTGGAGTATTTTGATAATTTAATTGAAAGAGATCTTCTGACTAACTTTAGAGATACTGCAAAAGAATTAGGATTAAAGCAACAAGAGTTTATTCAGATATTACTTGACAAATCTTACATCTACAGAGATAAAGCTGGTAATCTGAAACCTTACTCTCAATACTCGGATTTGTTTACTTTAAAAGAGTACATAAATTCACACAATGGCAAAGCTGGATTGCAAACTCTAATTACACCTAAAGGTCGAGCTGTGTTGTTGAGAATTATTAAGGGAGTTCAGGAGAGAGATTTGAAATACATAAAACAATTAGAAAATCATGCCAAAAGAAATTAAATTTAACGACACAGCAAGGAAGGAACTCTTAAAGGGGGTTAACCTTCTAGCTGATGCAGTAAAAGTTACACTAGGTCCAAGAGGTCGAAATGTAATGATAGAGAAACCAATGAACAGACCTCACATAACCAAAGATGGGGTTTCAGTAGCAAAATCAATAGAGCTTCCAGATAGAGTACAAAACATGGGGGCTCAACTATTAAGACAAGTTGCATCTAGAAGTAACGACCTAGCAGGGGATGGAACAACTACAGCTACAGTTCTTGCTCAATCAATGGTAAACGCTGGATTAAAATATGTAGACTCTGGCGTTGCTTCTGTAGATATTAAGAGAGGAATTGACTTAGCTGTAAACAAGGCGATTGAACTACTAAATGAAAACACAGTAGAGATCGATTCAACTAACTTAGAGAAGCTTAACCAAATCGCCTCTATCTCAGCTAATAATGATAAAGAGATTGGAGGGTTGATTTCACAAGCATTCTCTAAAGTAGGTAAAGACGGGATTGTAACTGTAGAAGATCAAACAAGGGGTATCGAAACTACTGTAGAGGTGGTGGAAGGTATGCAGTTTGACAGAGGTTATATTTCTCCTTACTTTATGACAGACCTTGAGAAGAAAACAGCTATCCTAGAGAACCCTTATATTTTACTAGCAGATATGAGACTTGTGAACTTTAAGGATTTGATAGGAATAATTGAACCAATAGCTAGAAACTCAGAGTCACTTTTAATTATAGCTGGGGATGTGGAAGGTGAACTTTTAAATACACTTATCACGAACAGAATCAAGGGGGCAATTAAAGTAGCTTGTGTTAAGGCTCCAGGTATAGGTTCTAGAGTTACTGATTATTTAGAGGATATTGCTTTACTTACAGGGGCTACTATGCTATCTAATGAAAAGGGATTACCAGTGAGTAAAATGGAGCCTTCTTTCTTAGGTAGAGCTTCAAAGGTAATTATAACTGAGAGAACTACTACAATTTCAGGAGGGGCAGGAGACAAAGATAAAATTAAAGAAAGAGTAGATCAATTAAAGTCTCAAGAAAGTTCCGCTAATAAAGACTACGATAAAGAGGTACTAAGAGAAAGAGCTGCTAAACTTCAAGGGGGTGTAGGAGTTATATTTGTTGGAGCACCTTCAGAAGTAGAATTAAAAGAGAAGAGAGATAGAATAGAGGATGCTTTACATGCTACACGTGCTGCCTTAGAGGAGGGTATTGTGCCTGGTGGTGGAACTTCCTTAGCTAAAATATCTTCTCAATTAGGGGGCTTAAAGACTACATCGGAGGGAGAGAAGTTAGGAGTGGCTATCGTACAAAATGCAATCCTAGCTCCACTAAAGCAGATCGTAAGTAATGCTGGAGGACAACCTGAAGTAGTATTAAATAAAGTTATCAAAAACAAAGCCTTCTCTTACGGTTATGATGCTAAAGGAGATAATTATGGAGACTTATACGAGATTGGAGTAGTTGACCCTAAGAAAGTAACAAGAGTAGCTTTAGAGTCCGCTGCAAGTATAGCTTCCATGATTTTAACTACAGAGGCAACCGTAACTGACACAGGAGAAATAACAGAGAATATAAACCATTTAATTTAATTTAATAAGCACATGCAAATCGTTAATGTAGGGACAGCACCAGTGAACTTATTTATTGCTTCCCGTTATTTTACAATTCAACCTGGAGGAGAATCAATTAACTCACTTCTTTCAGATAGAGACATCATGGCAATAGTAGAGAACTTTTCGCCAGAGCAGATCAAATTCAAAGTTACAGCACCAGCGACTGAGAGAAATCAATTAGCTGACTGTCAAGTAAACCCTAGTTACATCTATGACCCAGAAACAACAGAGGTTACAAAAGAAGAAACAAGACAGGTATAACAATTTTAATACACAAACCATATGGAAATTTCAGTTAAAAACACAGGTACAGGGATTATAGCATTCCAACATTTAGGTACCGTTATCAGTTTAGGACCAGGTGAATCATTTAAATCAAACTTAGACTTCACCGTTCCAGAAAAACAAGTTATCGCAAGCCAGCCTGAACTAGTTTACTCTAATAGTGAGGAACAACCAGTTAAGGGAGAAGAGGTAAAAACTAAACCAGAACCAAAAGTAGAAGCTAAGGAAGAAGCTGCTCCAGAAGAAACGGCTGAAGAAGAGGCTGCATCTGAGGAGGGTGAATCTGAAGTTAAATCTAAAAAGAAAGGTAACAAGAAGTAAAAATTATAACTAAGATGTCTAGAGTAGTAAAATTAAGTTTCGATGAACTCCTGCCTCCTGATGAAAGATACGATTGTAAACAGAATGAGGAGTGGTATATAATTCAGTGCCCAAAGTGTAAGGAGGAGTTGAACTATGAAAAGACAAAGCTATACCTCTCTAAGTCTCTGGATTTTGGATACTGTCATAGATGTAACCGAGTCTTCCTTGATAACACATTTAATATTAACGCAGAAAACCTAAGAGCTGATTCGATACTAGATTATTTGAAAGCGGTTAGGTGTACTGATTATTTAGATGAGTTTAAGAGATTAGGGGATTTAGAAAAAGGCTCAGAGAAAATAGATGAGAAGGGATTAGCGTACTTTAGACATCGAGGTAATAATAGACTCATTAGGGAATATAGAAACTTTGATTTACGCTTTAGTGATGACGGGATCTATATTCCTTATTATTTTGATGGGGAGATTAAGTACTACATTAAGAGACTTTACAAACCAATAGGAGACATGAAGTATTTTCTACCGCCTATTAAATCTAAACCTTATTATCTTATTGACAAGGGTAGTGATGTTTATGTAATCTGTGAAGGTCCTTTTGATGCTATGTCTATCGCTATGGTATACCCCGATGTAAATGTACTAGCTATCTCAGGCTCAACAATGACAACTGCTCAGATTAACTCTTTAGATGACAGACTCCCAGATAAGATAATAGTTTGGCTGGATAACACTGAACTATCTACAAACCTAAGGGATAAACTAAAGAAGAAAATCATATACGCAGATTATAACATAGTGAATTCAAACGGGGACGACCCTGAAGAAATGCTGATACAAAAATTACAGTAAAACCAAATAAAATTAAAGATGAATTACAGTTTATTAGTAAGATTAACCCAGAAGCTAAGAGAATTAAAAGAGGTTGATTCAATAAAAGTAACAGATGACCCAAAAGAAATTGAACTGTCGGAAATGGTAGTAGAGGTTGTCACAAAAGAAGAACTTGCAGACTTTAATACTCTCTTTGGCTCTGAACCTGAAATGGAACTAGGAGGATCTCTATTTTTCATGAGGCTAGCAGTTTATCAAGACAGACCTTACATATTCAATAAAGTAGTTGTAAGTGAGAATGATATAAGGTATACTGCAGGAGATTTATTCCACTTAGAAGGTCCGAGTACAGGTTATGTTGAAAGATTAAAAGAAGATCCTAATACATTAATTATACCGGAACATGACTAAAAGTGAGTTTTTGGATAAGGAGTTTGCAGAGTGGCTTGAGAGTAAAGGATACGAGATAACTAACGCTCAATTCCCAGCTGTGATGTACGACGATAATACTGGTAAAATGGTTGGAGCTTACGTCACAGAGAGTATCCATATTAACAAGGAAGATAAAGAAACTATAAGAACTAAATTTGGAGATCTAACTTATCATAATACGGAGATACAAAACTTCTTAGAAAAAACCAGAGTAGAGAATAGAACACCTAAACTTATGGAAGAATGGAGCAAGGAAAAATGTATACACTTAGATTAGAGGATCACAAGTTGTATGTTAATTATAAAGGAGATTGGGAGATTGATGGGATTAGACAGAACTTTGAGACTACTTATCCTGAATTCAATACTGCTTCTTTATATGCTAAGACTGCTCCAAAATACATCTATAAGGTTTACAAGTTCTACAACACTCACAATAAAGACATGAAGGAGTTAGAGTTTAATGAAGGATGGGCTTTCTATTTCGCTACTAAACTTAAAGATCGAGTAGAAAATATAGAAGAATTAGATAAACTTAAAAATGACTAGAGAGGAACTAATAAAAAGGCTCAGACTCCAAGAGAAGGAAGAGGGCTCCAAGTATTATAAGTTAGATAGAGAGTGCTTTAATGCTTTCGATTTACCTGAGGGACAGAGATTTGTATGTATAACCTTTGAACTAGATGAGGGAGATGAACTTTACCTTTTAGATAGTGAGAAGGACAAGTGTATCTGTGTAGTAGGAGACGAAGAGGTACTAAACGCTAAAGACATAATAAATAAAGATAAAAGAGTAAAATTTGTTGAATATGAAGGATACTAGATACGTAATAATGGTCTGCTTAGATGGACAGGTTTTCTTCAAGGATGGTTCTAATTATTACAAGTTCATATATTCGGACTACCATACAGAAGGATTAAAAATTGAAGGAATAGAGCCTAACATAACTATAGACTTTGACGGGAAGAAGATTACTGAAATTAGGGATATAAACTCTCGTAAATACATCGGTAAGTCTCCTGTTAGAATGGTTGTATTAGATAGATCACTTCCACTAAAGCAGTACGATGAATTATTACAAGAGCACGAAGATAAATTTAAAAAGATAGAGGATAAAGATTTAAAGTGGGATATCATTGAATTTATCGACAAACACCGTAATCTATTTAACTATACAGATAACATAATATATTGAGAGAAACCATGCGATTAGAGTTACCTGAATTTGAAAACTTACTAGATAACCAAAACGAATTACTACAAAAACTACTTAGATATAGAATAGGTCTATGTCAGGTTTATACAGGATACGGCAAGAGTGAGATAATGGCTACACTTGCTGCTTACCTCAATGAGAACAAAATACCAACTCTCTTTATAACCTCTTCAAGTAAAGCCTTAGAGGAGCTGAAGGATAGAGCATGTAGTAAATTTAAGTTAGAAGATCCAGGTTACTTTAATCCAAACTTGTATGTGAATTTTATAAACGCTAAGGGATTTTGGAGAAGTGAACAATCTAAAAATGAAGATAACATAGATTGGTTAAAGAAAGTAAAGGTTATTCTATTTGATGAGGTGGAGCAGAGCCTTAATGATATGATGTGCCTCCATTTAGATACAACCTTGCTGGGGAGAGAGTTTATGTATGGATTCTCAGCTACTTCAAATAAATCCGGAACAGAGAGACTAACCCCTAACTCAAACGAATACTACAACATCAAAAATCAGAACTTGGTAAAATACTTTGGTTATGCTACAGTACATTTAACTCCCAGCCATAAGACCATGCACATAGAGAGATACCAGTCTGATTTAGAAATAGTTATAGAGGAAACCGGTAAGAACTCTGTGATAAACCTCAATTATGTAAAAGATAATCTCTATGACAACCCTGAATTTATTAGAGAGTTCAACAAGTTCATGGTTAAGTATCGGAGGGGAACTACATTTATACCTATTAACCGAACACAAGTCATAGAAAACCTCACACCTAAACTAGATAAATCACTAAACATACTCATACTCTCTTCTTCAGGTTATACTTATAATGGAGAAAAGTTAAGTATGAATGAGGCAAAGGATTTAGTTAGAGACAATAAGGTAGATATATTCTTTGGGACACGCTCTGGTTATAACTCCATAGACTTCCCTAACATCAAGAGTATATTTTTAATGCTGGAAGAGAAAGCACCTAATCATATACTACAAGCTATAGGGAGAAGTAGAGAGAAGGAGGTTAATATTTACTGCCTAGAGTTTAAAAGAGAGGTTCCTATATATTCTAAAAAGCTAAAACACCAGCTACAGATGATAAAGGACTACTACAAGCTCTCTAAAGTTAATGAGATAAAACGACTAATGATATGAAAGAGAACGAATACATAGAACAAATAAGCAATCTTGAGTATAAAAAGAGGGCTGTAACTAAACAACTAGCAGAAATAGATGATGAGATTAGAGCGGTTAGATGTAAGAGGGCTTTATTTGAGTTAGTGGAAGGCTATAAAAAGAGAGGGGAGACTAAAGAGGTTCACGTAAACATACTTCCCGGTCATCCTGTCTGGTGTGGTATTAATCATCTATTCCCAGAGCTGCCTTATGGAGAAGCGGTTTACCTTATAGTAGATGGGGTGAAGATAAAGATTACACAGAATACACTTGACTTATATTTAGGGACAGAATTTGAAGATGAGAAGATAAAGAACTTGAGAAAACTAGAATATTAAAGAAAAATACAAAAATTATGAACGAGCTTATTAAAATTACAACAACAGAAAGTGGAAGCCAAGTAGTATCCGCTAGAGAACTTCACAAATTTTTAGAAAGTAGAAGAGATTTTTCAAACTGGATTAAAGACAGAATTGACAAGTATGGATTCATTGAAAATCAGGACTATCAATTGCTCAACAATTTTGGCGAGCAAACAGGAAGAGGAGGACATAATAAAAAAGAATATGCCCTAACAATAGATATGGCTAAAGAACTTGCAATGGTCGAAGGTAATGAAAAAGGAAAACAAGCTAGGAGATACTTTATTGAATGCGAAAAGTTAGCCAAACAATTAATGAATACTCAGCAACCTGCATTACCACTAAAGAACCAACTCCAATTAGATATCTTAAATTCAGCTGGAGATGAGAACCAAGTACTGTACGCTCTACTAGAATATGAGAAGCAATATGTGAAGCCTTTAGAGTTAGAGAATGAAGCAATGAAACCTAAAGCTGAGTTCTATGACATTGTAGCAGATAGCACGGATACTTTTACTATGAATGAAGTTGCTAAGAATGTAAATATAAAAGGGCTCGGTCGTAATAAGATGTTCGCTTTTCTAAGGTACCACAAGATTCTAATGTCAAACAATGATCCTTACCAAAAATATGTTGATGCAGGATATTTTAGAAGCATTCAGTCAACTTGGATAGATAAGAGTAATGGTAGACATATATACTTTAAGACCGTAGTGTATCAGAAAGGGATAGAGTTTATAGCGAAAATAGCTGGTAAACACTTTGATCCTAATTTGGACTACTATGATGAGGTTTTAAATAACAGATACTTCGATAAACACAACAATTAATTATGGAGAATGAACGACTTGAACTTAGTGTGTGTTATGCCTTATTTAACGGGTACTTGACACACGAAGCTAAGACCAACATAAATCACTTTTTAGATTACCTTACAAGAAGCGGATTGGGGGAGAACACCCTTGAAGTCACTCTTACTAAGCTTGTGCGGGATAACGATGCGATTAACTTAAATGAGCACCTCTTAGTGAATAACCTTCCGGAGATGAACCCTAAAGCTATGGATAAAGTTATAGGGAAGATAATGGAATTTAAGAATCTACCCGCATCGGACATCGCACAATATAGAAATACGTTTAGAAAGATATGTGAGAATGAGATAATCCTAAAGTCCAATGAAATAGCAGATACAACAGAGAGGTTAAACTTTATTAGAAACACTGACTATAAAGACCAATTCTCACAAACCATTAGGATAGACTCATTTGAAGAAGCAGCGGGGAGAGATGAAGATCCACTAAACAGCTCAGGTATCAAAAGTTCTATAAAGATGATTAATGAGTGTAGCCCGGTTGGAGAATACCTTAATGCCCAGCTAGTTTGTGTATCCGGTAAGCCAGGTTGTTTTGCTGAGTTTGTTGAAGTTAAGACAGATAAGGGAAACATAAACTTTAGAGACCTACATAGACGAATCAGAGAGGAAGAATCATTTAAGGTAGACTCTTTTCACAACGGAGATTTCATTACTACAAATATAAAGGACGTATTCATAAGCAAGCATGTAGATGAGTTAATAAAGCTAGTGTTTGAAGATGGATCTATGGTTAAATGTACAAGAGACCATAAATTCCTAACTAAGATGGACGGATGGATGGCAGCAGAAGATTTAACTATGCAGGATTCTATAGAAGATGCCTTATCCCAAACATTTATTAGAGTAGTTGAGAAGAGCTTAGAAAAATTAGAGTTCACAGTTCCAGTTTATGATTTAGAGGTAGACCATGAGTGTCATAACTTCGCCTTAGCTAATGGAGCAATCGTACACAACTCAGGTAAATCCTTATTCGCCATGTCAGAGAGTATAGAAGCTTGTAAAGCAGGTAAGAGAGTAATGTATGTAGCAGCTGGGGACTTAGTAGCGTCTGACTTCCTTATTCGTATGTCCGCTCAAGCCTTGCATGTTCCAGTGGGTGATGTCTATAATAATCCTAAACACTACATAGATAAGACAACTGAGATTCTAGGAGGTAAATTTAAGTTCACATGCGTCCCTTCCCAAACGTTACAGGCAGAGGAACTTGTTAACTACTTTATGGCTAGAATTGATGACTTTGATATGCTGGTGGTGGATTACGATACTAACATTGCAACCGGAGCTGAGAGTATGTATGATGCAGGAGGGGTTCTATATGATGAATTAACTAAACTATCAAGAGCAGGGGGAGGTAAGCTTGTGTTTATTCTCTCTCAACCTAAAATTACTTTCTATGATAACGACTATATTCCACTACAAGGTCTAGCCGAGTCATCGAGAAAGCAACAAATCCTAGACATGCAGATAACTATTGGAAAAGCACCTAAATCAGCATACAATACAGGATATATAGCAGTAGTAAAGAATAGGAGGGGTAAGATGGATAAAGTTCCCTACCAGATCTCCTCTTCACTAAACCACGTAGAAATAAACCCAACTAGGTACGACTCTATTTCAGCTAACCCTATTGAACCTACAGAATGGCAGAAGAGTTATGAGTATATTGTACAGGACTCTCAAAGCTTTAATTTAGGGGAAAAGGATGGGTTCTCAGATAAAGAGGCAGCTAAGGAGGCGTTTGTTAACTTAGTGGCGGAACAACCTGCTGAAGAACAGAACTTAGATCAACTACCATTTTAACTAAACATAACAACCAAAAACACCAAATCACTAGAATATTAAATGAAGAAAGGATTAACAGTGCTTCTAGAGTTTAAAGATGCCACCATACCTTCCGTTAACAGTATTTATATGCCAAGAAAAGGAGGAGGTAGGTATATGGCACCAGCAGCTAAAGATTTCAAGGATAGAATTATAGCTCAATTAAACTCACAAGACGAAAGCATTATAGAAGAGATGAAAAAGATACCGCTATACCACTTACATATAGAGTACGTTCTTAAGCAGGGTAGTGGCAGGAGAGACTTAGATAATATGAATAAACTAGTACAAGATGCTCTATTTCAGTACTTAGGGGTTAATGATGCAAGAGTAGTGTCGTTAAACATAGAAAAGTACGCTAGAGAAGGGGGAAATATGGAGTTTATTCTTATCAAGCTCACAGAAACAAAAATAGACATTAACAAATACGCAGGAGGATAACCAAGATGGAGATACTAGATAGATTATATATTAACGCTTACTTTAAAAACACAGACTGCTTAGATTTTGAGGGCAGCTATTATAAACTAAGACTTAAAGGTGAGAATTTAGAGGTTAGTACGGATGATGAATATTTACCAGAAAAAGGAGTACTGACTTACAGCGAGAAATTAGATAGTGAGGATGGGCTTGCTTCTTATATCATTTACCCTAATTCACTTTTTGTAAGACTTAGAGATAATACTGTAATGGAAGCGTATGATGGGGAATTTTGGCTTACTATTTACAATTTACCAACCCCATACCTTAGAGTTAAACATTTTATAAAGGAGAATTGTGAGAGCGTTAATTAAGACAATATTAGAGAAAGTACCTGAAGAAAATAGAGAGAGCTTTGAAGTTAAGGTGATCCTAGAGTATTCAGATTTAGTAGAAGTTCCAGCCAAGCTTAACGGAGAGAGTAAGTACCGATATGTAGTAGAGCAGGAACAATTAAACAAACTACTAGACTTTTTAGGGGAGGAAGATGAGAGTTTAGTAAGTTTAGATAATCAGGTATACAGTTTAGAGAAGCTTCCGAGTGGTGGAGTTGCTATTTCTGGATCATGCCCGATAACTGCCCTTTAAAACGAATAATAATTAAATAAAACCATATGAGTACAACTATTATCATTCACGAAGAGGACGTACCTAGATTAGGGGGAACGAGTATCCAAAATGTAACTGTAAAAGTCATTAAAGATACAACTGATCCTGCTGAAATAGTTTACGTTCCGGGTCAAAGATACCTCGTGATAGAAAAGAAAGCTTATGATTATGTTACAAAAGTCCAAAACACTCACTTAGGTCCTAGAAATGAACACATAGGGGATATCATGAAAATGCCTTATCTTGTTCTAAATAACGGAGCTATACTTAAATTTACTTACCTTAGAGGGGAGCGGGAGTCACACTTCGTTAATAAGGCTACCTTTGATGGATACGCTAATGATATACAGAGATTCAAGAGAGAGTATATTAACGGTAAGCTATCTTCTGGGGTGAGTAAGAAAAATGGGAAACCTTGGTATAGAGTGGATTACGAGAAATTAGACTTTAAGTACAACAACATAGTAGACTTTCTTTATAATCCTAAGTTTGTCAATGAAAATCCACCTAAATTAAATCATACGAGAATTGTTAGGGATAAGGAGACGATAGATAAGAGTTTTGATTACTTCCTTTCACTATCAGACCTTAAATTTGGATTAGATTACGAAACTTCAGGTATTCCAGTAAATGAGCCCGATGTGAAGATAATGGGAGTAGGTATTGCTTGTGAGAATGGATTTGCAGCCTACTATGATATGGAATTTATTGAGGGTACGGATTATTATGACTACTTTTTAAATCGATACAAGGAATTTTTAGATAAGACAGAAGATAGAATTTACACATATAACGTAGGGTTCGAATGTAGAGCAACTTATCTCCTCTTTAAAAAATACTATAACTTCCATGACTCAGCTGTACTTAATATACTAGAGGGAAACAACCTTAAACGATACTCCCTAAAATATACAGCAATGAAAGGTCTTGGAGTAGCTTCTTGGGATGATGATTTTGATTACCTATTAGACAAGCTCCCAGAAGTATTCGAAGGTAATGAAGAAGCTAGAAAAGAAATCTATGCTAAGTACGGAGAAGAAGAGGAGTTTGAGAGGTTGATGAAGAAGAGTAATAACAACAAGTTTGCCTCTATCCCATCTTCAATTTTAGGTAAGTACTGTATGCTTGACTCTTTCTATACTGTAATGCTCAAGAAGAAGGCAGATTTAACATTCTCAGATACTGCTTGGAATACCTTCTGTGATAACCTTAGACTTGGAGCTTTACTTGACTTTGACGGCTACCTTAAGGACACAGAGGTTTGGGAGGATTATGTAGATAGGTTAGAGTCAATTTCAGCTATTATGAACCTTAACCTAGCATCCTTCTACCTACATAAACTAAATGAGGAGCTGGAAGATGATAGAGAACTGCCAATAACCGTATACACCCTAATTAACAAGAGAATAAACCCACACTCAAGTAAAGAGATTCTAAAAGCATGTCAAGATGAAAGTTGGGAGTCTGGGTATGATGAAGATAGATTATGTAGTTACGGAGAGGATTTATACTTACTAATCAAAGAACAGCTGGAATTACATAAGATAGACAAGATTGATGATAAGGTATTTAGAAAGAGGAAGTTATTTGATGATATAGACAGAAAACTTAAACTTACTTACTACTTACCTAAACCTATGGACTTCTATTTAAATCTAGGGTTATTAAAGAATCTGGAAAGTCTGCTCATGGGGTGTCACTTATCTGAATACAACCAAAAACAGAGAATAGGTAGAGATAGAGATTGGAGTAATGAAGAGATTGTAGAGCTTTGTTCGGATATAGTTAACATCGCTTCACCAATAGAGAGTATGAAATTCTTAGCCACACTTTATTACGAGTATGAGAAGTATATAATAAGTAAATTTCCAGAGTGTGATCTTTCAGTATACAACACGCCAGACTTACAGATAGTTTCAGAGGATTTAGAGAAGGCTGGATTTAAGAAAGAGGAAGACTGGAATAGAATTTATCATATCATCATGTGTAGGGGGCTTGTAAAAGAAAAAGAACACCCAGAGCTACACAAGAGAATGGAGTTTATTATCGAACCTGTACTCTACCAACTAAAAGAAAGAAAAGAGAGTAAATTGGCAGCATTCCTTCAAGGTGGAGCCTATAATGAGCTATCTAAGGAGGAACAAGCTAATTTTATAGAGTTCTTTGATGATATTGATGTAAGGCGTAATAGTGTGCAATCTTTAGTTAAACTCTCTACAGCCTACCGAATGTTCAAGAAGTCAGAGAAGAGGCTTAAAACCTACCTTAAAAAGATTCTACTAAAAGAGGATAAGCAGACTAATGGATATGATGAGAACTTATTTACAACTGAGACTTTTGGTGGGCCAGTTACAAAGAGCTACCAGAGATACGAGATATGTTGTAAGAAGTCTAAGAGATGGTCTGCAGCTATACATACATTGTCACCTAAAGATGAAGCTAAGAGGGTAATAACTACTCCTGAGGGTTATTTGATGAGCTATTTTGATATAAGTGGAGCGGAAGTAAGAACAATCGCTTACCTTTCGAAAGATCCAGTAATGCTCGACGCTTATAGTAAAGGAATAGACCCATATATCAACGCAGCCAAGATCATCACGCCCGGACACGAAGAGAGTTACTATTGGGGACAAAGGAGTCTCTATAAGGTGCTACTGCTGGGTAAGATGTATGGAATGGGCGTTGAAACCTTGGCTCACTCTGCAAAGATAAGCGTAGAGGAAGCTCAAGAAAATAGTGATAAATTGTTTGAAGCCATTGGAGGTGTAGCTAAGTATATTGAAGAGAAATCTAACTACTGTATTAATAATGGAGGTTTAGTTAGTACAGTTCTTGGGGATATACTTGATGTTAGTTCCGATCCTGCTGATAAATGGGGAAGATTAGGGATTAACCAGCATATTCAAGGATTCTCAGCAGTTGCCCTAGCTTCCGGGTTTTACAATATATTTAGAGAAGCACAAAAGAGAAACATATTTATTCGACCTTTGATTGTGGTTCATGACTCGTGTATTAATTATTTTCCAGTTAGAGAGATATTTGAGATTAACGAGTTCTATACAATCCATTTTACCGAGTTTCTTTATAATCAGTTTGGTATTCGTTGGGAGTTTGAAACAGAAGTAGGCAGCAATTATTATGATAGAGCTTTACTTACTAATGTGGATAGAGATACGATAAAACTAAAAGGAACAGGTATAAGTATTCTTGGTGTATTAGATAAGATGTCTGCAGAAGGCCTAAAATTCGAGGTTTCCAAAGTGACCGGCAAAAACATCGTGGAAAACCTTATTAATGAAAGAGAGAAAGTGGTCCCAGATTTGGAAGAGAACATTATTCGCCTTTTCTACGCTAACAAACAGGATATTGGGATTAGTGAAGACCAAAGTGAATACGAGGTGGAGATAAAGAGAATACTATCAAAATAATTACTCAAGTGGAGCCTAGAGAATAACCAACTCGGGCTTCCTATTTGAACATGAATATTACTTAAACTAAACATAATTAATTCTATTTGTAAACTAGCGGAGTGCAGGCGAACATTTATTTGTGATTTTATTAAGTTTTGACAAATCGTTCTATGTTTTTATTAATTGCTTTCATACGCCTGCACTCCCTAAACGTAAATGAAACTAGAGGCTATACTATACTAAAGGGGAAAGGTTAGCCTCCGTTAATTATCCAATGAAGGAGTGGAGCTGAGCGTTACTAACTTAGCTCCATAGGTGAATATGAATTGTATCTTTGCCTATTAAAACATAATCTAATTTTCAAGCGAGACCGGGTAACTCACAATACTCGGCTCCCTAATTATAAATGAATTACCATGACGCACTATATAATAAGAAACTACAATGATCCAAAGAAGGCTGTCGAATTAGCTGAGATGATCAAGGAGGCTTTAGGAGGTAATTATGCTTCTAGAGTGGACATTTATGATAACGGAAGTGAGTATTCTCCAGTTTACCCTAATGTAATAGAAAATAAGATACATCAAGGAAAGCTATGGAGTTACTATAATGTTCGTAATCTAATTGACTGTCCTTATGTGGTTTTCTTTGATAGTGGAGATGATATAACGACAGACATGATACTTGATATTGAAACCGCAGTACTAAGGGCTACACGAAAGGAGTTCAGCTTGTATGACCCAGTAGCTCTCAGTCTTCGCGGGATTAATGTATTTGAGTCTAAGCCGTTTGTTACTTATACTTCTTACTTATACGATTTCTTAACTACACTGGAAAAAGAAGCTGTAGATGAGATTGATACGGGAATAGAGGGGTATATCATGGAACTTATCAGGTATTTCAGTATTAGAGACTCTAGGGGATTTACAACAGAGATTAACCTAGATCACTATAAAGACTGTAAATACCTAAACATCTGGAGAAAAATAATTACATCACAAGAAAATTCATAACTGTTGTTTTAGGATCGTAGGGAGAGTGAAAGCTAATAATTGCCATAATACTAGAATTTCACTTTTCTCATAAATCTACTTTTTAACCTGTCGTAGCTCTCCCTCGATCTTTTTAATTAACCTAAACGACATGAAACAATATAGAAATAAGAAAAACGGAAACATCTACTTAGTACTCACCTTAGACGGAATAGATTGTACGAATGAGAGAGATGGACTTAAGGTGGTTATTTATACTAATGGAGAGCTTTATTTTACCCGGGAGTATAGTGAGTTTATGGCGAAATTTGAAGCTATATAATTACCGGCAAAACCTGTGGGGAAAGCCTTATATATGTAAAGAAGAGAAGTAGAGAGGTAAAAGCGAAAGCACATAGGGTTAAATACCTTCATGTTTCCCATTTCTTTTATTACATTGTTTTTTAAAATTAATTATATGTTTTAAGCTGGCTGAGAGTGAATAGGCGATCTTTACTTATATATGCTTTTAAATTTCAGCTTCGATCTTTACACTTGCAATTCATGTTGAGCAAAACCAAGAAAATCTCATCAGCCAGCTAGCTCAACAATTTAATAAACCGAACAAAACTAAGATAACAACAGTAGGACATAGCTATCTCATAAGTGTTAAATGATTTTTTTTACTGGTTGGTAGTGGCGCAGTAGTTCTTTTTAAATCGTTCAGTTGTTATCACTTTTATTTTACTTTTGAATTTAGGCAAGTTGAATCTACCAACCAGTCTTGCCTAATTTTATAACGAATCAGAATCAATATCAAATAGGTATTTAGGTGCGCCATAGGTTTAATAGCCTAAAAGCATAGTGCAACCTACAGCCATTTTATTATTTATTTTGGAGGAGTCAGGGTCATGTTTGGTCTTGGCTCCTTTTCTTTATGGCGAATTAAACAGAATCATTAACATTAAAAATTATACACATTATGGACTTACAGGCACAAAAATTAATCGCATTAGTAGTAATCTCAATCTTATTAGCAGGAGGATTATTATTAGTTTATGGACTTAGAATGGTAGACGAAAAACTATCAAAAGAAGAAAAAGCAGGAGACAAACTTGGACTTTCCTTATTCTTCGCAGGTGGAGTTTTATTTACGATTCTTTACCTTTATGTATGGACTGATTAACAACCTTAAAACAAAACAAAAATGACAGGAATAGTAATAATAGTGGCTTACGCTTTAGTTAGGCTGCTTTCAGATGTGGTTTCAAAAGATAATAGTAAACCCGCAAAGTAAATGAATTAATAACAAATAAAAGTAAATAATATTATGGACACAACAACAATTAAAACACAACAAGGACGAAGAACAGTAATCCTCGATGTAACAGATGCAAATGACCCAGTATTCTACAACCAAACTCCGGCTAGAAAAGCACCTACTTGGAGTCCAGAAGATTTAGCAGGGGCGTTAAAGAAAAAGCTAGGAATGAATGTAACTCCAGATAAAGCTAAGGATATGTTCATTAAAGCTATAAATCCCACTAGCCAAAGATATCTAGACAAGGTACCTGGAGTTAAAGCGGTGAGAGTATGGAGAGGTAGAATTATGTACTTACTGTTTGACCTTAATAAAGCATAGTTATGGGAACAGTGTATTATTATGTGGCGATTTTTGCAGCAGTGTTATATTTAGCTGTATTTAGCTTCTACCTCATTAAAGATTCAAACCGTCAAACTCGAGATATGGAGAGCGGTGCGGAATCTAAGTTAATCCCGTACATCTCAGTAATAGTTTGTATCGGGATAGTAGGATCGTACTTAATAAAAATAGCAGTGTTAAATCAATAAAACCTAGAAGAAAATGAATACAACAGAAAAATTAGAAAGAATAGTAGCGATAAATGAAAATATAATAGAACGCTACAAATGGCTAGAAGAGAACTATAACAAACTTCAAGCTGGGTGGGAACAAGTTTTGGAGGAAGGTAAAGTTTTAAGCCTTGAAGATGTAGAAGGTTGGAATAGACTATCTAAGAAAATTGACTTACTAGATGAAGCTGAAACAATCCTTAAAAGAGAAAGACAGCTAATCAAAGAACTAGAAGAATTAACAAAAATATAATCACTAACAAATAAAAATAATTAAAAATGGCAACAACAAACGTAAATTTAGACATGGATGCAGTATTATATGTTCTTGAGAGTAAAGGACTAAGCATCAACCAAGAGAAAACCGTAGACTTTTTAAACCATATGAAGTTCTACGTAAATGATTCTAAAACAGGTCACAAGATTTTTAATGGGGTTATCAAGATGAGATTAATTCCAGGTGACGCTGAGAACTTCATCCTAGAGCTTCCTGTAAGTAGAAAAGAGAGCAAAGAAGTAATAACAAACGTAGCCGCTCTTAAAACTCACTGGGAAAGCTACCTATGGGGATTCTCTAAAGTATTGGGATTGAATGAAGGGGACTTTTTTGTGAAGATGAAGGTAGAGAAAAAGCCAACTGTAAATGTTTCGGACGAGATTGATTCTCTATATGCTCTAGTTAAAGATGGGGCTGAATATAGAAGGTTGGTTTCACAGACTGCTAGGCTAGACTTTACTACAATGTACAGCCTTTTGGATACAGAGAAAGAGGTTAAGGGTGAGTCTGAAGGAGGCTTAGTAGTAGAGCTTCAAGACAAAGTTTATAAGTTCTTCAAAGATAGGGTGGAGGACATAAAGGGTAAAATTATAACCATTGACCAGAGAATTATTAAACGATTCCAGGCTAGGTTAGAAAGATATCACGAGACTAGAGACTTTGCAGGAGTTCTTGGCTAGACTATGGAAGAAAAATTTATATACATGGACCTTGAAACTAGTGGACTCGATGTTAGTAAAGATGGCATTGTTTCTGTTAGTTTCAGGGATTCATCAGGAGAGACATTAGATTTAAAAGTGAACCCAGAAGTAAATATTAGTGAAGAAGCTGCTGGGATACACGGATATTCTAATGAGAGCGTTAAGGGGTTTAAAACTTTAGGTGAGTACAAAGCTGAAATCGAAGCGTACTTTAAAGCTAGACCTGATTTTACATTGGTGGGACATAATATTAAGAAGTTTGACCTGCCGTTATTACAGAATCAGCTCTACAAGTATGGTATTGATGTTTGCTTACTAGACTTTAAGGTTTTAGACACTCTACAGATCGAGAAGCACATTTTAAAGATGGACTTAGAATCGGTTTATGAAAGGTATACAGGAAAAAGCCTAGAAACTCATCATAATTCAACTCAAGATGTTTTAGCGACTATAGAGATACACAAAGGTCAGATGTTGTCTAAAAAGTATGTTAAATCGCTTGAGGAGATAAATGAGAATGATAATACAGTTGACTTTGCAGGAATACTTGTAAGGATAGACGGTAAGATCTGCTGGAACATAGGTAAACATAAAGGAACTCCTGTATTCGAAGAGCTAGATTACTTAAAGTGGGCAATAAAGAATGAGGTCCTGCCTAAGTATCTAGTGGATTGGTTAAGAAAGAATTGGAATAGTAACAAATAATTAAATAAAAAGTCATGACAAAAATTAAAAGATTAAGCCTCTCGTTGTTAGATAGTTCAGAGGTTTCAATGTTCAAGAGCCTATGTAGAATGCAGGGTATAGCGCTACCAGAGGATTTTAGTGAGAGGTTAGTTAACTTAGATGAGACAGAGTTCTTTATGGGAGACGCCCCTTATATAGTGTTTAATGATTTAGGGGAAGTTGTATTAGCAGATGAGCCTGACGAAGATTTTGTTTGGCTTAATGGATTAGACGGTTTCATGTATATAGTAGAGAAGTTTCAAGATCAGGAGGCTATTATAAAAGATCTTAAGAATACTGGAACTTTTGAGAACCTATACATTAAGCTATTAGAAGAGGCTGACATGGATTTTAGTTTTGATGAACCTGAAAGCTGGGAAACTGAAGAGTATGATGAAGAGGATTGTGAGTGTGAATGTCCAGAGTGTAAGCTTGAGGAATTAGTTGAAGAAGTGAGGTCAATTTCAAAATCAGAAGTAAAGGCTCCATTTAAACTAATTTTCCTAAATCCTCATCAATTAAGACTAGCAGTAGAAGGATTAGAAGCGATGGGATTAGAGGCAAAAGAAACCGTTAGAGATACAGATTTATTCTTAGCGGTGTATGATGATAAAACTTTTGAAACATTTGAATCATCTAGAGTTTACTTGGGGTTAGATATACCTGAAGGAGTGAATTATGAGATGTTTCCAGTGATTTCATTGTTTAATATAAAAGGGTAACGGAAGTGAGGAGCTTGGAGTTTGTGTATATAGATTTATTTTAATTTAACGATTAAGAGTAACTATGGCACAGCTTCAGGCTCCTTCCACTTTCTTTTTTTTTTCAACAATTTAACAACAACAGAAAATGAATAAGATAATTAAACTGCTCCTAGTCTTTATAGTAATTATGGGACATGGACAAACTGTAAAAGAATTTAAACCACTAAAGAGAGAAGATTATCCTAATATATGGGTTGCAGGGGAAAATGATGAACTTGTGATTTATAATATTAAGAGTAATTCTGATCAAGATTCCCTAACTGCAGCATCGTTAAGAACTTCAACTTACAGAACAGATATAAGTAAATATTGGGAATGGAAATATAAGGATCTATACACTGCGAGTTCAATTAGAGATTTTCCAAGATATGCTTATACTTCAGGTTCAAATTGGGAAAAGGATAATGCAGCTTGGTTAGAAGAACAGAATCTACCGGCAGCTAAGGATAATCACTATTGCTACTCTTATTTCATGGTAATTGGGTGGAAGCTTAGACATCGTAAGGTACTTGAGAAAAATCCAAACCTAAACAAAATAGTGGAGCTTACTTTCTTAGACTTAGCAACTGGAGAGATAGTTAGTGTGTCAGAAGGTACAGATAATAATGATAAGATTTGGTATAAAGGTTTAGGTGAGTATACAGAAATAAATCTTTACCAAGCAACTGGAGGAGAGATTCAATTAGGTGAAGTTTATATGATGATCTCCAAGCCAGTAGAGATTAAACAGGGGACTTGGGCATTATTTCCTGAGTTTGATATTAATCTGTACCATACTTTTAGAGAAAATGGTCGTGAGCGTAGTTTAAACCAAAAAATAAATAAAAATGAAAAAGTCAAAAATATATTTAAAATTGATCCTCATACTGGCGATGGTAGGATTCACAACTTTTAATGCACAGAGTAAATACATAATAACAAAAGAAGATGATGGATTTACTTATAGAGGATTTGATGAAGATGATATACCTGAAACTGACTATACTTGGAACATAGACGATATGGGAGGTTTTTACTTAACAGCTTATCAATTAATAGGAGTTTGGAGAGATAAGGAGGGAGTTATCACAAATGTTAGGTATCAGGATATGTATTCAGGACTAATCATGTCTTCGTATGACCTACCTAATAGCGAACTAAAAGAATTACTAAATGATTTCTGGGCTCAATATGAAGTAGGAGATATAGTAAAAATTCCTTCACTTAAATGGGATTATGAGGATTTCACTCCCGGTTCAGGTCCTATATATCAAGGAGGTTATTACGGAATTAAGTTTACACAAATAATATATTAACAACAAAAAAAAATAGAAATTATGAGACACTTAGTAAAAATCGCAGCGTTAATTTATGCATTATTTAGTTTAACTTCATGTAGTAGAGCACCGGGAGTTAATAATGACTTTACGGATAACTATAATGATGGGCCACTGGTTTTTGAAGGGGGATTTGGGATTTATGTAAAGGGAATTCAGAGGTATCCATATGGACCAGGAAGACCTTCGTACGTTTACACTCTGGATGGTTTGTATAAAGACTTTAGAGTTAGAACAATATCTGGAGAGAAAATACATAAAATAGATTACGTCGTTGAGTTTGATTATGAATATACAGGAAGCTACACGGAACATCATGCATTAAAAGTGGTTTCTGATTATATTAGTCCATACAGCTCAACAGTTATGTATTCCGGGATTATATTGAGAGCTAATGAGACTATTGTTGAAGGTTCTGGTGTTCCTGTAAATAGGTTTGCTAATGGAGTTGTCACTATTCAAGTGTATACTAATCAAGGCAACACGTATAGATTAACTGTATATAACGTCCCTATTCAAATAAACTAACAAAATAACAACAACAGTACAATGGAAAACAAAATCAAAAAAGCACTAATTCTAATCGCAGTTCTTTTATTACTAACTTCTTGCAAATCAAACTCTAGGGCAGCAGAAGTAAAGCCTGAACCACCACTTAGATTTTACGAGAAATGTGGAACTGATAAAGGAATGATTCTCTACTCGGGTGACCACAGATGCAAAACTATGGCACTCTACACGGATAAGCAATTAGAGAATATGGGCATTAATCCTAAAGAGTTCCATAAGAGCAAGAAGCAAGTACAAGTGGATGAACTCTATCTAGTGAAGACCCGTATACAGAATGATCTTAAACTACCGGATAATAAAATAACCATAGATGAGGTACTGGATTGGATGAAATTACACCAGATTAGTTTTGAGTTTAGAGTTGATGGTAATCTTGCTACAGTTTACAATTCTAAGTATGTTTTATTTACCTGGGAGATGAAGAAGATTTATTTAGATGATCAGAAGAAAGAAGTTGTAGATTATTTAGTTAAGAGGATATATAATTATGATCAACTGCCAGGAGTACCAAAATACCAAACAAAATGAAAGTAGATAGAGAGTTAGTTGAAGTCCTGCTAGTTGAAAAGATCTTTGGAAGTATAAACCGAGTAATGGCATGTATCAAAGAAGAGTCGAACAAGTTAGGAGAAGAAGCTAAAGATTTACAGGAAAATGCACATATAATTTCAACAGAGGAGGCTATCGCTAGGTTTAATCATGTTAAGTGGAGCAAAGAATTCACAGACGATTTACTGGAAGTGCTTAACAAATATGCAGAACCAGTAAAGAAGAAGCTTGAAGATAGAATGGAGGCTGACAAGTTTGTAGATGAAGTAAAGAAAAAATACCTAAACTAAAAATGGGGGAGTATTATAACAACAGCGGGAAGTATCAAGGATTATACGATGACCCAAAGAAGTTAGTTTCAAATTTACCTGAATCCGGAGACTTTGACTTAATATTAGATTTGTTGAGTAAGTATGAGTTTCTGTGGGTGGATAATTATGAATCGGTACTAGAGGGTGTAACAGTTTCTGAAGTAGATAATCCTAATAATTCAGATTCTATACCGATTAGAGCTATGGAGATGACAGAGTATGAGTTAACTTCGTCTATGTATGGGATTCTATTATGGTGTATAAAGCGAGATTTAATTAAAAAGTATGATGTTGAGAATTTCCTTCATAGCGTACTTAGGTATATTAATGGTGGGGATGAGGGCTATGATATTACGGAAGCTTGTAGGGAGTTTGTAGAGGATTTACTAGATAGAATTTTTGAAAAGTATGGGGTATCGAACAGTAATTAAAAGGGTTATCTATCTTGGTAGCCACTTTGAGCATATTAGAGAGAATAACGGAGTACTGGAGGTGTCAAAGTTCCCAAAAAATGTACAACCCTTTGACACTAGTAAAATATCTGACATAAGACTTCACGAGGGTTTATATGGAGCTCCTGACCTATTTGAATTGTTTGAAGAAGTAGAAGGTCACAGTATGGATGATTGGGGAACGGGTAGAGACTTGACTAAGGAGATGGTTCAGAAGATGATAAGACTGGCAGATCAAAAGATGTATGAGGAGGACTTAATCAAGTTTCTAGTGGATTTTTATGATACGATGGAAGATGATGCTAACTACGAAATTGAACTAATATGAAAAACTATAGAGATGTAAAAGAAGGTAGTTTAAGGGATTACTTTAGGGGTATTGATGGAGAAGTTAATATTCAGGTAGAGCAAGTGGGGGATAACTATATGCTCAACCAGATAAGAATAAAGGACTACCGAAACATAGACTTTACTCAGGATAACCACTTAGCTTTAATGAACCTTACTGACAATATAAAGGTTAATGATGGTAAAGCTCTGATCTATAAAGTTAATGATGAGATTCGCAAGGAGGGGGATTTTAGTTCAGATAGAGGTACAGTATTAGAGTTTAAAGTAGCAGGTACAGACTATCAGTGGAAAAGGGTTATTGGTGATATTCTAACTCTAAATGGTAAAGCTAATGGTAATCTTGGTGAAATAGGAGCTGTTAAATACTCAGATGAACTAGGATTACTCACTTCAACCTTCATCAGCAACAACATTATCATTTATCAAGGTTTATCTTATGGAATTCTTAGGATGGACTGGGAGCGTGCTTTAGGTTCTGATGAGTATAGGGAAATTATAGAGGTAGCTAGAATGTGCCCCCTTGTATTTGAAGATGGAGAACTAGAGCTTAATGAGACAGGTGAATTCTTAGAGCTAAACGATCATAATATACAGAAACTAAAAGAAAAGACTGGCGAGGTTAAGGAGAGGATTGTAAGTTATAAGAATAAGCAGTTTGGAGGTAAGTTTGGTATAGAGAATTTAGAACTTGCACGTGAAGCTTTAAAATTAACAAAAGACACACCTGCTTCAATTAAATTCGAGATATTTCTTACTGATGGAACTAGTCTTAATGATGTGCAGTCTAGGTGGTACGATTGGGATACAACTCCGCTAACCCCGCACAATGGAGTAGTTAAGGTTTATGGGGATTGTCTTTCTGTTTTGGAGATGAAGTTGAGCTGGATTGTAGAGAATGTAAGCAAGGGTGAAGTATTCTATAAGCCTGAGAAATTTGGACTAAAAGAGAGAGAATGGGTTAAGAAGAATAGAAAGGGGCACATTATGATAGATAGAGATAAGTTTAACCTGCCTGATAAATTAGTTGAAGATTGGGTTAAGTCTAAGATTATTGGGGTGCCGCATATTCCTGACAATGAGTTAGTCTGGATAGGTCGTCAGAAGAAGGTTGAAACTCCAGACACTATTATGATAACTCCTATCGACATACATCAGCCTAAGTCCCTATCATTCTACTTATCTAACCAATCTAAAACCCTTATAACTAGAGAGAAACTAACAGGATCACTAGGAGATTACAGCGTATACCGATTAAACAAAAAGAATTACGAAAAGTTACTCTCCTTAGGTTTTATGAAGTTAGAGGATTTTATAGAGTCAAATGAGGATGAACTTTCAAAGGCTGTAAATACATGGAGAAGGGTATTAGATATTCAAAAGGATAACAACCTCATACAGCTTAAGTTTAGGGAAGAACTCTTAGATGAAGTGTTTGATAGTAGAGGTAAATATGAATACGGGATGAACTACCTTAAAGACTTAAATACTCACCCCGATTACCAGTGGATAGATAAGGTTCACAGATTAGTAGTATTGTATGGTTGTGCGTATTATGGGGAGCCTGAAGATAGATTAATGAGGGAGAAGGTATTTAATAAGCTTTGTGCAGATAATCTAGAGTTTGACGATGAAGGTTATTTAGTAGGAATCAAAAAAGACAATTATATATGGAAGTAAGAACAGTAATAAAAGGAGCAAAGTATTTCACAGGAGACAGAATTCTAATACCACACATGACAGGAGAGTTCTTTATAGTGGATTGTGATGAGTACGTAACCCTTGAAGAATTAAAAGAGGAGTATGATCAGGAGTATGTAGAGAGTGTGGAGGATAATTATATAGAACATGAAGGGGAGAAGTATTATTATGCGGAGTGGGGACCTTTTAATGTTTCAGAGGAGTGGGATCTTATTTCGGATATTAGTAACGTAGGCTTAGTGGAATGAGTTACCGGATAAATTTTTGTGTTGTTATTGAGGGAGTTTACAAGAAGAATAAGGAGAAGTTAGCTGAAGATATGAGAATGCTTTGCCCTGAGTTTGTAGAGTCCCTTGAGAGCAGTAACCACATACTTCCACTCGGTTCTTATGATTCTGAGGAGCTTTTGGTAGAATTCGTGGGAACTTGGGCTGACCGACAAGAGGAACTGGGAGACTTAACTTTCAAATACCCCGATATAGAGATTATGGTTAGTTGTGATGGAGAAGACGGATATCAATGGCAGGGGAAGTATCAGAATGGAGAGTGTAGCACTGTAGACTTTGGATTTAGAGATGAATGGTAAACTTAAAAACAAACAGAAATGGGATACTACACAGATTATGATGTCAAGATACAAGGATTAAAGGGAAAGAACAGAGTGAAGCTTTTAGAGGATTTTAAGTCGATTTGTCCAGATATGATGTTTAGTGTAGAAGAGGATTACAATGGACAACTAACCTTTCTAGAGACTGAGGATTACGATGAGATTGACACTTACTTCAACGCTAAATGGTATCAATGTGAAGAGGAAATAGGAGATATATCATTCAAACATCCAGACTTAAAGTTCACCATATATTGCAGGGGAGAAGATGGAGAGATGTGGGTAGTGTATGGTTGTGGTGGGGAAGTAGAGAGTTATAAAGCTGAGATCATATACCCAGAGCCTACGGTGTTTAAAAAGAATAAAGATGGAAGCAGTAATTAATTTTAAAACAGATCTTCTTGTAGTTGAAGCTTTTGGGTTTAGAGAGACTTTCAATTTACAAGAGGAGATGGTGATTTAAGGTTGGGAAGATGCTTGGTTCGTGTTAGGTTTAGAAAGAGAGGATTGCCAGGCTTACTTTGAACTGGACTTTAACCTAGTGTGGAATGAAGGAGAAGAACCAATTATGAGTGTATACCCTGTTATTGACGGTAAAAAGTTTCATTCAAATTGGGAGAGGGTTAAACTTACTGTAATTGGAGAACGAAAAGAATATAAAGAAAATGGAAGAAGATAAGGAAAGTAAAGTGGGTTGTACATGGAGCTACGACGATGACCCCTTTTACAGAGCTATGAAGATTACTTGGCTGCGTTTACAGAAGAAATTGGTGAGTAATCCGAAAGATAAAGAAGCTATAGATCAGGAAATAGAGAAGCTTAAAAATAAAGGAAATGTAATTAAATAAAGTAAAGGTATGGTGAATATATTTTTGATAATCCTGATGTTAGCCGTACTGTTTTATGGTTATGCAATGTGCGGCTTGTTTCTTGTTCAGGAGATTAGCGATAGGAAAATACAGAATAAGTTAAAGAGAAAAACCTTGTATATCTTAAGTGTGACTCCTGCATTAAATTTCTTAGTGTTCATAGGTTTTGCATTAGAGTTAGGTTTTAAGGTTGCAAAAGATACTATACTGTATGTTTTCCACGAGATAGAAGAAGATTAATTAATAAAAAAAAAGTAAAAAGTTATGAAAAAAGTAGTATTAAGCGTATTGTTAGGTTTAGGAATTATTTCATGTGCTAAAGAAAAAGAAGTTAAAACAGAAGGAGTAGCTAATGATAGTATACAGGCAGTTGAAGATTCATTAGCAATAACTCCAAGACAAACTGAGGAAGAGATTATTACATTTGAAGAAGCGTTTAAGAGAGCTCACGTTGGGGAAGTATTTTGGTCTGATGAGGATTGGGAAGTGGAGAAAACTAGTAATGCAGAATACACACTAAGACTCACTAAGGATGCTATTAAACAGATGGAGAGAAGTAATCCTAAGAATGTAGATGAGGAGAAACTTCCACCTGTACCTGCTAATGTAACCGATGCTACAACACTGAAAGGGAAGGGGTATAAATTCTCTAGTGAAACGGAAGGTGATATTTATTATGTTCGATTTGTAGTTACTAGTATTAAGATTAATTTCCTAAGCAATAGTATATCAGAGGTAATGCTTAAAAGTAAACTAAATTGGGAGTATGAGTATGGATTTGATTATATGGTAGTTACTCCTAATGATGGTGAGGTGTATAATAAAGCATCTAAGGCGGATAATGTAGGGTATGAACTCACTATTCCTTGTTATGTTGGTGGGAGAACTAAGAAAGAATTAACACCAATCTCTTACTAAACTTATGGAGACAGCGATTTTCATTTTCATACACATCTTAATTCACATAGGTCTATCCGCATTTTTAGTTACAGTTGTGTCGGATTATGAATTTAGAGTGAAGATAGGATTAAAGGGTAAGAAAATAAGAAAAGTATTGTTAATTGCGTCCATACTACCTGCCATCAATCTCTTAGTTGTAGCATTAATAGGAGCTATGGGAATTAAGGAGGTTGTAAAGGATGTATGGCAGAAGTTCAAAGACGCCTTAAACGAAGAAGATTAGATTATGGAAGGATTAATGGAACCGATCGTGAACAGACAAGTAAGAGCTCGTTTGGATAAGTATAGCGAGATTCTAAGGACGACACCATGGAAAGCAGATGAAGTTATAAAGCAGTTGGATATCATGGCTAAAAAGTACGTTAAATTCCCTGTAGCTGTTGGGATGATCAGTGAGCTTAGGGAGGAGATTAAGATGTATAACAAGTATGTGAGTTGAAATGACAAAAGAGGAATTAAAGGTACACTATGAGGCTATCGACAAGTTAGAGAAGATTTATAAGGAGAAGGGATTTGATTCAAAAGGTGCAATATCTATCTATGACTATTACGATATCAACAAGAACACATTACCAGAAGACTTAATTAGTAGGCTTGAAGTGCTGTTAGAGAAATTAGATCACTTAATAGCCCCAGAACTAGAAAGACACAGGGAGATTGTAGAGGAGAAAGTGAAGGAGTATGAGGGAATACTAAGTAAACCTGTAGAAGAACGATTAGATGCTTACGTGAGTTTATCTAGAAGTTTAAAGGAACTGGATGGAACTATTTCAAATACTGTGATTCAACCAATAGTGGATTTAGTAAATAGTGTAGGTGGAACTTTAGCTGGAGAGTATGACTGGTATATGGAAGCGGTTCAGTATAGTCTATGGGTCAAGAAAATAGTTGATACATTTGAATTTATTGAGAGAGACCACTTAGATAGAATAGAGGAAAGATCTCAGGAAATAAAAATAAGAGGAGTCAATAAACCTAAGTATTTGGAGGGGTGTAAGATGTTGGATGAAATGTTAGATTATGCAAAACAAAGAATTAAGTAACTAAAAAAAAACAAATTATATGAGTAGAGATATTTTCAAAAAGAGAACTGAGTACAAACCTTTCGAATACCCAGAGGTTCAACAGTTTATAGACGCAATGAATAAAACTTTCTGGGTACACTCTGAGGTAAACTTTGATGCAGATGTTCAGGATTTTAAAACTAAACTAAAACCGCATGAACAGGAGTGTATTAAGAGAAACGCTTTGGCTATCGCTCAGGTTGAAGTAGCAGTTAAACCTTTCTGGGGAGATATTCATAAAGTACTTCCAAAACCTGAATTTAACAACCTTGGAGCGACATTTGCAGAGTCAGAGTGCTTTGATAAGGATACACAAGTTTTAACTAATAGTGGGTTCAAGTATTTTAGAGATTTAACTGAGGATGATTTAGTTGCACAATATGAGATAAGCGATAAATCTGTAACCTTCGTAAAACCTACTGAATACATTACAAAACCATTTAAAGGTAAGATGCATCACTATTTGGGGAAGACTATAGATTTAATGGTAACCCCTGAGCACGAGATTATTGTAGAGAACCCCCACACTTACAAGGTTAAGAAGGTTAAGTCGTGTGATGGAACTTGGAGTAGGAATTATTTTACCCCAACAGCTGGATATAAACAAGGAGATAAGGAGTTAACTACATTAGATAAACTTCTTGTAGCGCTTCAAGCAGATGGAACTCTAGTTGGCAACACTCCTACAGGTAATGCTAGGGGTAGATTAGGCTTCTCATTTATATTAAGAAAGGAGCATAAAATAAATAGAATTGTGAGTTTATTAGAAGAACTTGGGATAGAGTATAAGACATCTAAACGAAGTAATGGTATGATTGCCTTAAATGGTACTCTAAATGGTTTCCTTACTCTGGAGGAGATTCATAAAATAAAAACCTTTGACTATATTAACTTAGAGGAGATAGATGCTAATTGGGGAAAGCAGTTTTTAGATGAGCTTAGACTTTGGGATAGTTCAGCTAGAAAAGGCACTAAATCATTTACCTACTACAACAGCCGAGAGGAAGCTATTGATAAAGTAATAGAAGTGTGTGCGATTTCAGGATATAGAACATGTAAGGGAATTAATAGAACAGCAGAGCAAGCTTTAAAAGTAGCAAATCCTCATGGAAATCCGGTAAGAAAATCAGCTAAAACTTGTTGGGCATTAACTATCACACCTACTGACAAAGCCACTTACCCAAAAAGAGTTGAAGTAGATTATGATGATTATGTGTATTGCGTAACTGTTCCATCAGGATGTATCATTGTTAGGAGAAATAAAGGTGTAGCTGTATCATCCAATTGCCGCCATAGTGACGCTTATGCTAGATTAATAGAAGTTATGGGGTATAATGACGAGTTTAAAAAGCTTCTAGAAATTCCAGTATTTAAGAAGAAACTTGAGTTATTCGAAAAGCATTTTGGTCCAGATATTGATTTTGTGGATAAACTATTCTTCTTCGTGATCGTTATTGAGAATTCTAGTTTGTTTAGCCAATTTGCGAATATTCTAGCTATGTCAAGATTTAAGGGAGCGATGAAAAATATAGCAAATATGATAGCATGGAGTAGTATAGATGAGCAGGGGCACTCTAACGCAGGTATCTTCATCCTAAACCAAATTTTCCAAGAACACCCAGAAATGAAGAAGAGCCAGGAAGCTGTAGAGGAAATCATAAAAGACTACATAGCTTACGAATCTGAACTACTAGACTGGATATTTGAAGAAGGGGAATTTGAATGGTATACTAAGGAAGATGTAGTTAACTTCATGAAATTCAGAGTAGACACAGCCTTAGAACAAATGGGTTACAATAAAATCTACAATATAACAGCAGAACAATACAGTAAAATGAAGTGGTTTGATGAGGAGGTATTTTCAGGAGAGTCTGATGATTTCTTTGCTAAACGACCTACAGCGTACACTAAGCATGATAAGCCGTTTGATGCAGAGAGCTTATTCTAAACATTTTAATACATTTTTCATAACTAGAGAGGGGGGAGTCAATAAACAGGCTCTTCTCTCTCATTTTTATTAACATTTAAACAACAACATTATGGTGACAATAGACAGAAAAACAATCAAGAGAATTAACGGACTAACTTTCTCAGCTAACTCTAATGAATCGTATACAGAAAAGATTACAGCTGATAGAGATTATATTTATTTCAAAGGAGCGAAGTTAAGAAGACTACTGCCAGGGTTTATAGATACAGATCAGATCGTCTTAACTTTACAACATTACGGAGTCGCTAACATTAAATACTAAGAGACATGAGACTACTAAAAATAACATCAGAAGAACTTGCGAGCTTGACAGGAGAAAGCCATGATATTTTACTAAGAGATATTGCAGGAGTTGAAGGAATGTGGAGAGCGGTATTTGGAGCTGAATTTGAGAGATACGAAAATGGGTACCTGCTAAACAAAGAAGAAACTCTATACGCAACAGTTAATTATAGCAATAGGATCAGAGCTAAGATTATAGAAGCCTGGAGAAAGTTTGAAGATGAAAAGGCCTATACTCTACCGTCAGACTATGAATCAGCTTTAGAACAATTATTAAATCAAGTTAAGGCTAATCGAATGTCAAAACTAATGGATAAGGTAATAGCGGAAGTAGATGCTAAGAAGAAAGCTGCGGAAGAGATTAATGAAGTATTCCCAACAGAGCCGGAAGTTATAGAGGAAGATAAGCCCGCAAAAGTTGTATTAAAAGAGGGAGTTTCAAAGTATAGAGAGGATATCCTGAAGAGGAAGAACTGCAGATACTCAACTAGAGAGATAGCCAGTGAATATAACTTATCAGCTCAAGCCTTAAACAATAAACTGAAAGCACTAGGAATCATCTATAAACCTAATGGAGCTCAAGCGTGGAAACTCTGTGTAGAATATCAAGGCAAGGGTTACGTAGAAGCTATCCCAACAGGTCACAAAGATTACATGATTAGCCCGAAGTGGACTCCTATGGGAAGAGCTTTTATATATGATGTATTAAAAGAGAACGGAATACTACCATGGAAGGAGAAAGGGGTTTAATGATTCATCAGAAGTGAGTGCTAGTTCAGCAGTATCAAGTAGTTAAGAGATCGGCTGAAATCTTAGCCAATCTATAGCCCTGCTCAAAAGTGAGCAGGGGTTGAACTAAGGGAAGATTTACCCTGAGTGAAATAATAATAAAAATAGTTTATAGAAAATGGATTTAATGAAAAACTTAGGTGGAGCGAATAATAGTAACTCCCCTAAAATGTCAAGTAGAGAGATAGCAGAGTTAGCAGGAAAGAGACACGATAATGTAATGAGAGATATCCGAAATATGGAACCTGCTTGGGAAAAAGTTAACGCCCTCAGATTTGAGTTGGTTGAATATACAGACTCTAAAGGTGAGAAAAGACCTGAATACCAACTAGATAAGCGAGAAGTATTATATGTAGCAACCAAGTGGAATGATGAAACCAGAGCTAAGTTAATTTTAAGATGGGAAGAGTTAGAAAAGAAACAACTTCAAAAATCTCTACCAGGAACATTCGCTGAAGCCTTAAGAGCCTATGCAGATGAAGTAGAGAGAAATGAAAAGCTTAAAGGTGAAATTGAAGTGAAGAATGTCCTAATAGCTGAGTATGAACCTAAAGTAACTTATTATGACCAGATTCTAGCTTCAACAGATACAATTACAGTAACTCAAATAGCTAAGGATTATGGAATGACGGCTCAAGAGTTAAACAAGCTACTTCACGAAAATAAAATACAGTTCAAACAAAGCGGCCAGTGGATCCTGTATAAAGAGTACGCTAAGCTTGGTTACACTAAATCCCACACTACTCCAATAACTTATAAAGACGGAAGAAAAGGAGATCAGTTACACACAAGATGGACTCAGAAGGGTAGACTATTCCTATACGAGCTATTAAAACAAAAAGGACACCTACCATTAATTGAACAAGAAGATAACAACTAAAAAGAAAGAAAAATGAAAGTAAAAATCAAAAGACTAGACAGGAGTGCAGTAATCCCTAAATATGCTAAGGATGGGGATGCAGGATTAGACCTTACAGCAACAGCCTATAAAGTAAACGAGAAGGGGCAGTACATATACACCAGTGACCTTGCATTAGAGATCCCGGATGGTTATGTTGGGTTGTTATTCCCTAGAAGTTCAATTTGTAATAAAGATCTAGAAATGACAAACTCTGTAGGTGTAATCGATTCAAACTATAGAGGTCCAATAAAGTCTGTATTCAACCCAACATGTGAGGATCCGGAGATATACGAGTTAGGTGAAAGATTTGCTCAACTTATTATTATCCCATACCCTAAGATTGAGTTTGAAGAGGTAGAAGAATTGAGTGAAACAGAAAGAGGTATAGGAGGTTATGGTTCAACAGGTAAGTAAACGAGAGATATTAGAGAGCTGGAGAGTTATATATTTTGTTGATGATCCAGACAGAGAGCCCTACTTAGTTCACCATGATAAGGGAGATTCAGTAACATTAGGTTTATTAGATTATCCTGACTGTGAACAAGACTTTTATGTACCTAGAGATGTTATTAGACCTTTCCCAACTATAGAAGAAGAACTTATAGCAAAAGAAGAGATATGGAAGAAGATGGCATTGTAATAGTAGGTCTTGAAAAATTCTCAGATAGTAGCCTTGAACAATTAGAGAAAATCATCAGAGCTTATAGATTACATGGAGCACCTAAAGATTACTGGGACGAGGATATACAAATAAGGTACGTAAAGGAGGAAGATTCGGTTGTTCTACTTAATGGTGATTATGATGAGTTGATTTTAGATGATGAGAAAGGGATGCTTGAGAGATATTACTATTCCCCTTATGATGGCTTTGGTGGTACGTATGCAGAACTTCTAGGTGAATATGAGAACTTTAATGATGAGGATCGGATGTGGTTTGATGAGCAGATTAGAGATGTGGAAAAGGATTTAAAAGTTCTGACCGGCTAGAGTTATAGGGTAAAGACTTATATATAGAGAAGATGTAACAAAAATAGATCTATATATGAGTTTAACAAATGAAAATCAGGACGTTAAAGTTCCTTGGTGGTTTAATGAAGAATCGTCTAGAATGCTAAATGGAGGTTACTTACTTAGAGGAGAAAACCTAGATGGAGCACTTGAGAGGATAACTTCTGCAGCTGCCAAGAGACTAAAACGCCCTGACCTTAAGGAAAAGTTTAAAGAAATTGTCTGGAATGGTTGGATGAGTTTAAGTTCACCTATTTGGGCTAATATGGGGACTCAGCGTGGTTTGCCCATATCCTGTTTTGGATGCGACATTCCCGATTCACTTAGTCTAATCTCTGATAAGTTGAAGGAGGTTACAATGCAGACGAAAGTAGGAGGTGGAACTTCTGGGTACTTCGGTAAGATTAGAGGGAGAGGAGCTAAAATCAAGGATAATGGTGAATCTTCTGGTCCAGTTCCTTTTATGCAGATTTTTGATACGACTATGGGTGTTGTGTCACAGGGATCTTAAGTTTTATTCTTGGGGATACCTGTAAAACTAGCGTATTAATTGCTGGAACACCCTTAGAGACTGACAAACTACAACATAATCTGAAAAGGTAAGTGTGAATGTTTGAAAATTGTTAGTATTGGGCAATCAGCAGCCGGAGTCCCTGTAAAATGGGAAGGGTTCAACGACTATCCTTAGGGAGTACCTTCAAGTGAGGGGAAACATACGCTGCCTTAATTGGTAAAGATATAGTCTGAACATGTAGGGAAAACTTACAGCAGTTCATTAGAGAACGCACTGAGATTAACGACCTTGGTGGAACAAAATTGACAAGAAGAGGAGCCTTTGCAGCATACCTTGACATAGACCATCCAGATTTTGAAGAGTTCTTGCAGATTAGAGATATCGGGAATCCTATACAAAACCTATTTACTGGAGCTTGTATACCTGACTACTGGATGCAAGAGATGGTAGATGGTGATATGGAGAAAAGAAGGATATGGGCTAAGGTTCTAGAAAGTAGACAACAAAAAGGTTTACCGTACTTATTCTTCACCGATAATGTAAACAAAAACAAACCTCAGGTATATAAGGATAAGAAGCTAACTATCTCACATTCAAATCTTTGTAGCGAGACCTCCATTCCTGACGGGGTTGACGAGAGCTTTGTATGTTGCTTATCTTCACTTAACTTAGAGCTTTACGATGAGTGGAAGAATACAGATACGGTAAAACTAGCTATTTATTTCCTAGATGCTGCAATGTCTGAATTTATAGAGAACTCTGCTGGGATTCCTGGTTTAGAAGCTGTTAATAAATTCGCTAGAAGACACAGAGCATTAGGTTTAGGGGTTTTAGGCTACCACTCTTACTTGCAGAAGAACAACATACCTTTCGAATCAATGGAAGCTAAGACGTTTAATGCCAAAGTTTTCAAAGAGATCGAGAGTAAAGCGAGAAAAGCAAGTAAAGAGTTAGCAAAAGTATACGGTGAGCCAGAGTTGTTAAAAGGTTATGGACTTAGGAATACAACTTTGATGGCAATCGCTCCTTAAGTTGGGGGAGCTTATCGGGGGAAACTCGGTATAAGAAAACAGGGTTAATTGCTGGGACTCCTTCCATTACACCGGGGATAATCAGCAGCCACTTTAGTTAGAAATAGCTAAAAGGTTCAACGACTAGTATGTACAGCCTAAGGAGATTACTCTATGGCGATGAAGATACCACGAAATCCTGCCCTAAGGTGTCATTAAATTGATGCTATGGTGATTATATAGTCTGAACGTTACGGGATGATAAACTGTAAGAGCATAGGGATAAAGAGCCTTATGGGTAACAAATTGACAACTTCATCTTCTGCAATTCTTGGCCAAACTTCACCTGGAGTAGAACCTTTTGCATCTAATTACTACAAAGCAGGTTTAGCTAAGGGTAATTTTATGAGAAAGAATAAATACTTAGAGGCTAAATTAGAAGAATTAGGAAAGAATACAGAAGAGGTTTGGAGAGGTATAATGCTCAATAGGGGATCGGTTCAACACTTAGATTTCCTAGATGATCATACAAAGGCTGTGTTTAGAACTTTCAAGGAGATTAGCCAGAGAGAGATTATAACACAAGCCGTACAGAGACAGAGGTATATAGATCAAGCACAGAGTATAAACCTTAACATTCCACCAGATATACCACTGAAGGATGTTAACGCTCTATATATCTACGCTTGGCAATCAGGTCTTAAAACATTGTACTACCAGAGATCAGAGTCAGTAGCTAAAAATATGGCGATGAACTTTAATAATTGTGTAAGTTGTGAGGCTTAGATAAAGTAACATGAAGAGGGATTGGAGAGGTTAAACTTTCTAGTCTCTCTTTCTTTTTCTCAATAATTAAAACAGTATAAAGACGATGGAAAATAATTTAATAAACGTACAGATCGAAGAAAGAGATGGTCTGGGATTAGTAGTAAGTAGTAGAGTAATAGCTCAAGGTTTAGGGAAGCAGCATAAGAATGTTTTGAGAGACTTGGATAGTATAGTTTCTGAAAGCTCAAATCTGAGTTCTCACTTAATATCAAGCAGTTACAAGGTTCAAGGACAAAATAAATCATACAAAGAATACCTACTAACCAAGAAAGGATTTACTCTATACATGTTCAATATTCAAGGATACAACGATTTTAAATCAGCGTACATAGATAAGTTTGATGAGATGGCTGAACAATTAAAAGCAAATACACCTCAGTTAAGCTTAAAGAACCAAATCTACATTGACATAATTGGAGCTGAATCTGAAGTTGAGACTGCCCTTGCCATTAGAAGATTGGAACATGAAGTAATTAGACCGTTAGAAGATAAAGCTGAGTATTTTGATGAGCTAGTCGATAAAGACCTTCATACTAACTTTAGAGATACAGCAAAAGAGTTCGGTATGAGGCAAACTGATTTTATTGATTGGTTACTGAAGAAGAGTTATGTATATCGAGATCAGAAGGGTAATCTAAAACCTACAGCTAAATCTATGAACGAGGAATACATGGCTTTAAAAGAATCAATTAACCGCCATAATGGATTAGCTATTGTTCAGACTCTAATTACAGCTAAAGGTAGAGCGGCTTTCCGAAGATTCTTAAAACTAAAATAAAAATGAAAATAATAGAGAAGTTAATAAAAGAATCCAAATCAAGAATGAACATAAGAAACTGGAGTGAGTGGTCAGATATACTTGAGAGAAAGAGTCTTACTGCTAAACTTACAGGAGAACTTGAGTCATTAAAGGAAGATAGTCGGAGGATCTTTGAAGTGACAACACAAGGACGCACAGAGAATAACATCAAAGACATGGAGGAGCTAAATGCCTATCTTAGATTTAAAGGGATTCGAGATAAAATTAAAAAGATGAAATGAGTTACGTAGAGAAAACCTTAAAAGCGCTTAGATCTTACAGGAAAATTAGCGATTGGAATCATTTTGCCAAGGAGTTTGATGAAGTGTATGAGGGAGCTAAGGAGTTGGGTAATAATGAAGTTGAGCAAGTTAGAGAGCTTTCTGATAGGTATTTTAGTAGAGTGAAGGATGAAGTTAATAAAGATGATTTAAACGAAGAAGAACTAGAAGCTTTTACTAAACTTGAGGAGGTAATGAACAAAATAAAATATGATAAATAATGGAAGCAAAAGAAATGAAAATACAGGTGCCAGAAGGTTATGAAATTGATAGAGAAAAGTCAACCTTCGAGAGCATAGTTTTTAAGAAAGTTGAAGTAAAGGATCTACCTAAGAGCTGGGAGGGTTTAAAAATTATAGATGGATTTTTTGTAAGTAATTTAGGGTATATAGAAAAAGTTAGTGATAACTGTATTGTTTCAGATCATAATAAAAACACATTTCCCACAAAAGAAGAAGCAGAGGCGTGTATAGCACTTGCTCAATTATGTCAGTTAAGGGACAGATACAATGGTGTATGGAAGCCTGATTGGAAGAATGAAAAAGAATTAAAATATGTTATAGAAATCTTCTGGGACAATATAGTTAAAAGAGAATATGAGTGTAGATATAAAGTATTAGCTTTCAAAACAGAAGAACTCAGAGATGAATTCTTGAAAAACTTTAGAGAGTTAATTTGGATAGCAAAACCATTATTATGACATTCAGTATTTTAGAGGTAGTTTTCCTATTAATTGTGTCAAACCTTGGGAGCTACGCACTTGGGAGATATAGAGCAAAACAAAAACCAACTCCATGTCGCCACGTTTATGAGACTATAGAGGAAATACCGAGAAAGAAAGTTGTTTGGGCTTGTAGACACTGTGGCGATATGATAGTCTTAAATATAAACAAAGAGGAAAATGACAACTGAAGGATACTAGGAGATAATAAGATCGACCTTCATGACTAACAATTGGAACGATTACGCTGATTTGTTTGAGAAGATATTAAATAAAGCTAAGGAGACTGGAGATGTAGAGTTAGCAAAAGAAAGAGGTAGTAAGTTTATTGAGGTTCTTTTGGCTGATTACAAGGAAGAGGATATTAAGAATGAGAAGGAGAGGGAGGCTTTTGTTAGACTTAGAGATATAACCAAAAAGTATTAAGATGATAGATAGAATAGATTACCTACTAAGCGATAGAGACTTTGCAACTGATTTCGCTGACTTACTTAGAAAATATTTAGGGAGAAGAAGAACTGATGTAATTTGTGGTTTTCCAGGGCTAGGCAAGAGTAGTGCAGCAGGGAAGTATATAGCAGACCTTGATAGTGCGGATTTCATGGGACCGAATAGATGGGAAGATTATGAGAGAGCTATAAAAGAGCAGATTGGAAAAGCTAATTACATACTGGTTAGTTGCCACCCTGAGACTAGAGCTATTCTTAAAAACCTTGGAATACATTATTATATTGCTTACCCAGATAGAAGTTTGAAAGAAGAGTACTTGGAGAGATACCGAAAGAGAGGAGATTCAATAGAATTTACCAATCTTCTAAGTAACAATTTCGACTACTTCATAGATTCAATAGAGAGCGATGATTATGAGGATTGTACGAAAATAAGAATAGTGAAGCCAGGTAGGTATGTGAAAGATGTAATTGATGTTATATCTAAGCTTAAGTCCGAAAATTCAAATTATGACCCTAGTTGGTTTATGATTAGTTAAGAAGAAGTATGAAAAAGAAAACAATTATAGCTATAGCCGGTAAGAAAGGGTCAGGCAAAGACACAGTTGGGGAGATGTTTCCTGAGTTTAAGAAGAGAGCCTTTGCAGACAGTATCAAGAGTTTTATTAGTGATGCCTTTGATATAGCCCCGTGGAGACTTGAAGATAGAGCTGAGAAAGAGAAACCTATGGAGAAATGGTGGGGAAAGAGTCCTAGAGATTTAATGAAAGATGTTGGAGATAGTTTAAGAGCTGGAGTAAGTAAAGATATCTGGGTGAACATTCTATTTGACAGGATACGAGACTTAGATAATATAATAATAACAGACCTAAGATTTAAGAATGAATTTAAGAGATGTAAGGAGGAGGGAGTTTTTATTATCAAAGTTGTACGACCAGAAATAGACAGTTCCGACACACACATTTCCGAAGTTGATTTAGATGACATACCTGATAGTGAGTTTGATGCTATTATAATTAACGACGGGAGCTTAGAGGAATTAAGACAAAAAGTAGAACAATTATGGGAAAAGATCAAAAATTAAAAACCGTAGAGACCTTTGACGGAGAAACTATGACCTTAGCTGAACTTATTAACAAAATAGGAGTAAAGCCTGAGGAGATCATAATTAGCTTTAAAGGTGGAACCACAGTGACTTACACGGAGAAGAACCCTGAAGAAGATGTTACAGTGAGCAGCCTTATAAAGCATATCATCAGTAAATCATTAAAGGTAGTTGAGAAAAAGTTAGATGAGAAGTTATGAAAAAAGAGCTTAAAATCCACCACATAGGCTGCACTCACATGACTCACGATCAGCTTAATATTCCTAAAGACACAGACCTGCTTATTCATAGTGGTGACTGGGCTAATTATAGGGACGAAGTTAAGAATGAGTTAGAGTGTAAGCAGTTTATAGAGTGGGTAGGTAAAGAACTCAGTCACATACCTTATAAGATCTTTGTACCAGGAAACCATAACACCTTTGAGTATAACAATTTAAAGTATGCAAGAAAGTTATGGAAAGAAGTGGGAGTAGAGCTTTTAATAGATGAGCACATAGAAGTGGGGGGTTATAAAATATTTGGCTCTCCCTACACCCCTTCTTTTGGTAATTGGGCTTTTATGGCAGACAGAGGTAAGTTATATAAAAGGTGGTGTAATGCTATAGATGATGATATTGATATTCTAATTACACACGGACCACCTAAGGGAATACTGGATTTAAACGGAGATATGAATCAGGTAGGGGACTCAGCTTTACTTACTAGAATTCAAACCTTACATAACCTCAAACTACATACCTTCTCACACATACACTCTAATTCAAACCAAAGAAATACCGGAGTGTTATATAGAGATGGGGTTTACTATTCAAATGGGTCTGTAGTCATGGATGGGGAGTTGTATAAGGCTAAGTTTAACGGAAATACAATAACAATTAAAGACAAAGAGGTGTGGTTGAAGTGATTGATTTAGGTAGAGATGGTCATGGGGTTGTAGATGTAAATGGGCATAAGTACGTGTTCTTCTATGACCCTGAGACTGAGACTGTAATTCACCAGATAGATTATAACTTGGTTGAGCAGTACGAAATAGAAATGTTAATTAAGGTAGAATACTATGAAAGATTTGGTTAGTTTATTTGGATTTGAAGAGAAGGTGGGTGATACAAAGCTATACTATAGGGGGCCTACTTTAGATGCTTCAACTTTCAGATACTTAGTTTTGTGGTGCGTTATAGGGTCAATTAAGAGTTTGATAGTTGGTCCAGGGTTATTTGATTTAGTCGCCCTTACTGTTATTATTTTGATTTGGGTTGTGGTTGATTGGTATTACGCAAAGAGAGCTTTAAAGATAATGAAAAGAGTTGTAACAGGTGGCGGGATTAAAGTGGAGTCTATAGATTTGGGTGATGTTAAGATATATGAAGATGACAATAAAATAGAGTGGAAATATAGGGATTACAAGGGGTTAATAGAAATAAAATATGAAAACAGAAAATAAAAACAAGAAAGTAGTGCTAAAGACAAAAACGTTTTCAGCAACTACGAAGAGTAAAGTATTAGCTAAGGAAGCGGTGGATTTTGCAATGAAGAACTACCCTAACTTAATGGAGAGACTTAAAAATAGCTAGTTATGGATGGAGTAATTGAAATAGATAAGGGATTTGTAGTAGATGTTAATAAAGCTCTTACAGGAGTTGGACATCGAATAATAAAGCCAGATCAATTAGAGAGTGTATTTTCCAGCTATTATTACTATGAAGATAAGCCAAGTCAAATAGCTTCAATAGTAAATTCAATAATCAAGAACCACCCATTTGGAGACGGAAATAAGAGGACAGCCTTTGTGGTATTAACTTCCCTGTGTAGACGTAATTCAGTGGAGTACTTAGATGATGAAGATGAACTATTTGAAGCTATCCACCATGTCGCAAATAATAAGTTAGAAATAGAAGAAGTAGTCGAGGTATTGCAATTAAAAGAGAAGGGAAATGACAAGAATAGAAGCTAGAGAATTAGAACAAAAAGCTGAATTTAATAACCCAATAAAAGAAGTAATGTGGAGAGAACTAACTAGAGTAGATCCAAAGAAGAAAGAGGTTATACTTAAGGTTTTATCTCATTTTGGTGGGGATAGAAAAGCTGCAGATATACTTATGGTTCATTACGGTTATTCAAAGTATCCTAGTGTTTTCCTCGATCAGCCCATAGAGTTCTTCGAGGATATAGACAAAGAGTTACTTAAGAGAAATCCGCATAGACGCAACATGCTAAATCCAGAGTTCGTTAAATTTGAGAAGCATAGAGTAGATTTCTTTGTAGATAAGCTTAGAAGAGAGATGGAGTGGGGAGCTGATTATATTTTTAGTGACGAGGTTGTATTTGAAGGTTTTACGAGAGTTTTTGATTCTAAGTATTTTAAATGTGAGTACAAGATTAACTACGATGATAAGCTTGGATATAGTGTGAGAGAATTAATGAAGCACTACGAGGATCTGGAGATGGAACTTGAAGAAATGCGTAGGAATAAAGAATTTACACAGTTTCACGAAGAGTATATGAGAGATGTTGGGATTTGGATGATTGCAGCTACTAGATTAGGATGTGATTATGTTAGACGAAGAAAAATTTAAAAGTTATGAGTAAGCAAATAGAATCAATATCGATAGACGGGTTGCAAATAAGAAAAGCCCTCTATAATTTAGCTAAGTATTCAAAGGAGTTATTGGAACCTCTCGGATCAACATCAACCTTAATTCCATATATCCACAGTTTAATTGAATTGTCCATGTTTGCAGAGGATGAGGTAATCAAGAATCTAAAGTTTATACAGGAGAAAGATGGAGAACCTTCAAGTATAGTAAGGAAGTGGAAGTGTTTTGATATTGAAGGGGAGGTTGATCTAAAGTGGGCATTTGTACCGGAGAGTCACATCAAGATTTTAGCTAGTTTAGAGTTACTTAAAGTTCAGAACGACTATATAAATGACCTAAACAAGAGGCATAGCGAACTTAAGAGACAGTATAACAAAAAGAAAGTAAAAGATGGAAACTGAAACAAATTTTATGGAAGAGTTAAAAGAATATTTCGATAAGACCCCTAAAGAACAGATAGAAAAAGACTGGGAAGCGACTGAGGTGTGGGATGAGGTGAAAGAAGAGGAGAAAACTATAGTAGTAAATCTCATAGGTTCACCAGGAACGGGGAAGAGTACGATCGCTTCTGAACTATTTGCTAAGATGAAATGGGAAGGATTTGACGTAGAATTAGTGTCTGAATATGCTAAAGAACTAGTTTGGGAGCAGCGCCATGAAACCTTTAAGAATGAACTTTATCTTTTCGCCAAACAACACCATAGACTCTTCCGGTTAAAAGGGAAAGTTAAGTTCATAATAACAGACAGACCTTTAATCCTTTCTCTATTCTATAATGGTAAATACGGAGACGGTAGTGAGAACTTTAGAGATTTAGTATTAGAGGAGGTGAATAAGTTTGACAATATTAACATCTTCTTACACAGGACTAAACCGTACATAGCTAAAGGAAGAAACCAAACAGAGGAAGAGTCAATAGAGTTTGCAAAAGAAATGCTAGAGCTTGTTAGAAATTATGGTGGGGAGTTTATAGAGTTGGACGCAGAACAAGATATAACTTCAAACAAAATAATCGAAATCTGTAGAAACCATGACAGATCTGATACCTAAAGTAGTGGAACGGATAATTGAACTTCAGAGAGCGGGAAAATCTTTTGGTCGTAAGTTTAATATATTCGGAGATGACCTAACGCTATATAAAAAGGATTACATTATCTCAAAAGGCTTATTTACATTCAATGGTAATTCAGGATATCTAAGGTGGACTCTGGATAATACTAAGTCTGGAGTGTTTTATCTTAAGTGGCTAGACATGACGGTAGAGGAGATTATGCTAAAAGAGTTGTACGGAAGAAAGCATACTAAAGAAACTGAGCTAGAGATTATTCAGGAGGAAATTAATTGTATAGACGAAGAAATAAAGAAATACGAGAAGAAATGAGTGTGATGTTAGCTTATGTGTTTGTAGGTATCTGTTCAATTATTTTGATTATTTTCACCATTAAGTACATGTTTAAGGATTCTTTCTGTGATCACGAGTATTATAAGATTGAGGAGGGAAAAGATTACATGATAGCTAGGTGTTTTAAGTGTAGTGATAAAATAAAAATAACCTGGAGATATGGGAAACGTTGAGTGCCAATTCGAGTATGATGATGAAGTGTTTGATGTAAGATATGGTTGGGGAAGGATAGATCATTTCGAGAGGGTTGTGGATGAGGAGACGGGAAAAGTTTATTACAATGCCAAAGTAAAATTTAAATCAACTAAAAACTACATCTACTACGACGATAGCTCTGTTAGAACCCTCCTGTCACACCGAACTTATGAGAGTTTTGATGAAGTTGTAAGTATAGATTGGGATAAGAGAATTGGTAGATGGGGAAAGATTTATCATAGGGGCGTAATTATAATAGCTAGACTAAAAGCGCATCTTGAGAGTAAGTTTTTATTTGAGATGGAGAATGATAAGGGAGCGTTAGAATTGATGGAAACAAGTAAGTTCGAGCTATTAAATAAAGATCAAGTTTGGAAGTTAAGTCTGAAATGGAAAGAAGAAGAGTAAAGTTATGACAAAAGGAGAAGAAAAATTTGGAAAGGTGTTCACTCATAGGGTAATTATAGCACCAAAAATATCAAAGAACTTAGCGCACTGGATGGAGGGTTACATAGAAGGGAGATTTTGTGATGGCCTAGTTGATGGTGATTATGCAGAGGTTTGGATATATGAGTTTGAAGTTGAGGATATAATTGAAGCTTGGGAGAATGAAGAAGTCCCACCAGAAATAGTTAAAGAATTATCCGAGTTTGTTCAATATTTGCAGGACGAGAAAGTAGATTATATATCGTTTCCAGAAGGTTTGTAAGATGAAAGAAGATTTTGAGGATTTTTTAAAAGGGTGGTTAAATATTTGTACGATGATTTCTATAATTACTACAGTTTTGCTACTCTTTAGGTTTATTTTTGTGCCTAGCTGGGATCATTTTGGAGATTTTGCGGTTTTCTTATTCATCTCAGGTTTTGCACTTTGGTATATTAGAAAGATTTAACTAAATTTAAATCGAGAATTCCCCTATCCCTTTAGGGTAGTGGGATGGATCGATTTGGTTAAACTTTTTGTTAAATTATTTGTTAATCTTAAATTTATTCTTACATTTGCACTTATGAGTTACTTAGGATTTAAATATAAGATACTACCTACAGCTGATCAAGTAGATCTCTTAGAGCAACACTTTGGTTCAGCTA